TTCATAAACAAATTATTAAATAAAACATTTTCAACAAAAGACTTTAGTGATAGAATTGTAGGTGGTTATGATTTTGAATGGATTATTACTCAAATGAATTATCAAGATTTTGATTTCTTTTTGTATGGTCAAACACTACCAGGTGGAACTGTTAGTCTAATTATGATGGATGGTAGAAATCTGACTTTACAGGAAGCTTTAGAAGACGAAGATATTGGTTGGGAAATTCAAGAGGAAGTTAACAACGTTGTTCAGGACTGTATGAACGAAATAATTTTACCGGCCACAGGTTATGATGTAGAAGTTCCGGTTATTTATATTGCAGAAGAATGAAAATAATAATTTCAGAACGACAACAAAAGTTATTAACCGAGTCAAAAAAACTTGAGTCGGCACAAAATCTTATTGATCAGGCATTTGAGGAATTAAGAGAAAACTGTGAAAAAAATTGGGTTGAACAATATGCTTGTGATCAAATGGAAACCGTTGAAGAGATTAAAGTTGTTGCATCTGAAAAAGGATCAGCGACCACAAGAGGTCAAAAAACTAATTTTTGGTTGATTGAAGTTGACATATATTATTCATCATTAGGATATACACCTTTTGAAGATTTTATTTATCAAATCCAATGGGAAGTTAGAGAAATTGTCGGATCAAGAAATATTATTATAACCATCCGAGGTACTATAAACTCAAACAAAGACCTAAACTGGTAATGAAAATAATAATATCAGAATCACAATATAATTTACTTTTAGAATCAAAGTTGAAACAAAATCTTAAACAGGAAATTAAAGATTTTGGAGTAAAAGATACTGCTGAACTTGTTAATGGTTTCGATAATTTAATGGAAATTTTAAACATAAATTCTCCGATGGATTTTTTACATTTGTTTGATGACTTGGATGTTGTTCAAAGTGAAATGGACCCTGATTGGACTTTATTTCGATATAAACCAAAACATAATTTGATGGTTCACAATAGAAAAAATAGAACTGTTTTCATTAATTACGAAGAAATTTGGAAACCTTTATTTGATACTGGTCTTTTCGATCCTGACATAAAGGAACTTACAAAAGAGTGGTTGTCTAGTGTCTACAACTTAAGGGGAGTCACAACCGAAAGGTTTTATCAAGCTTCTCCATGGTTAGTTGTCTAGTGTCTACAATTTAAAAAAATAGAATATGAAAATAATAATTACAGAATCACAAGTTAGTCTTCTCAAAGAAAATTCCATTGTGGATATGGATCTTCAACAACTATATGACAGGGCCATAAAATTAAAAAAAGTGGTTTCTAAAAATGTCCAAAGAGAGTTGGAAGATTATTCTTGGTTTGATGGATTACAGGTAAGTATTGATAGAGATTGGGGAGGACTACCTTATTATTTTTTTAACATAAAAACAAATTTGTCCCTAACAGAGGATGAATTTTATAGTCAAGAATTAGGTGATGAAATTTATGATAAAATTGGTGATGTTTTTGGTCACTTTTTTCCAGAGGTTAATAAAAATACACAATATAACTTAACTGGTGTTTGGGATGCTTCTATAACAGACAGACATGGTTATGTAACTCACATTTAGAACTATTTATTTAATATGAAAATCATCATTTCAGAAGATCAACAAAAAGTATTACTTGAATCAAAACAAATTGATTCAGTTCAAAATCTTGTTGATATGGCGGTTGAAGATTATGTTGAAGGTTGTTCTAGAAGACATGCATTTAGAAATCTTGAACTTGCACTTTGTAAAGGGTTCAAGAACGGAACAACAAAACTTAAAGTTTTAGAAGTAAAAAAAATACACGACCATTATGATGTAAAACTTTCTATACACACAGATCAAGAATGGTTTCAAAGAGCGGACTTTCAAGATTTTGAAATCACATTAATACTTAAAGTTGCAAATATAATAGGAACACACAAATATGGGTTTGATATTAAGGACATGGAATTAAATGATCGTGATGAAGAAGTGATTTCTGAAAGTCGTGAAATGAGTACTAAACTAAGACGAAGATTTAGTGAACTTGAAAAAATTGGAGAGTCAATAGAGTATCAAACTGAAATACAAGATCCATGTGATTTTGAGGATGAGAATGACTATGCTGACTATTGTATTGGACAAGGACTTTATTTTTATTACAACGATGATGAAGATGAAGACTATGAATATCCACCAGACGAAATGGTTGAGGTTAGAGATGAGGTAGAAGAATATTTAGAAGAAAAATACCACAATTATTTAGTAGATATTTATAATGACTTAGTAGAAAACTGTAACTAATGAAAATACTATTAACAGAAAAACAGGCCGATAGAATATTCAACGAAAAGATTGAATGCGAAAAGTGCGAACACTCTTGGAAAAAAGAAAATGATGACAAACATCCATTTCTTTGTCATGATTGTGGGTGGGACCAAAAAAAAGGTCTTTACGATAAAGAAAACTTATTTAAGTTTTGGAAAGGAAAATTATCTAAAGAACCAATTGAAGAAAAGTGGTCTGAAAAATATAAAAGATCAATCAACTGTAATAACCCAAAAGGTTTTAGTCAAAAGGCTCATTGTCAAGGGAGAAAGAAAAAATAAAATGGAGTTTAAACAAGTTAAAATTTCTTCTAATTTATCAGAATTTTTTTCTGATAATTTCAAAAAAAAATGGAATTTAGTTGATTATTACGATACTAATAAACCGGCAATTTTTTTTGGTTTATACACAAATACAGATAGATTGTTTTTGCAAAATCATAAAGGAAAAAGTTTGGTAATTTGGGGAGGTTCTGACTTAGATAGACCAAAATCTTTAAGTTTAGTTAAAAACTTAGTAGATATTGGTTCATGCTATACTTGGGTTTATCCAGGTTTTTTTTCGGAAGTATTAAGTAAATACAAAATAAAACATAAAAAAATTTTTGTTCCTATAAAAAACTATGACGAGTTCCAACCAATTGAATGTGGGGATAAAATTTACGTTTATAAAGGAATTTTAGGCAACAGAAAAGATTATTTTAAATGGGACGAGGTAATCCAACCAATAATAAACCATTTTGGTAAAGATAATATTTTGTATACTCAAAACGAAACAATTGAAACTTTAAAAAATAAATTTTATAAAAATTCTTTTGTGTATATTAAACCAAATGAAAAAGGTGGTTGTACTACCATGTTCGAAATGGCTTATATGGGAAGAAAAACAATAGGTTTAGGGTTTGAAAACTGTGAATTTTTTTCTACCTATAAAAACACTAACAACCTAATCCAACAAATCGAAGATGAATCAAAAAAAATTGGTAAAATAAATTATAAAACTTCAGAGTCTATAAAAAATACCTTTATTTCGGATAATTCTTGGTTATACTCTAACTATTATGAATAATGTTTTTTGTGAGGATTTCCGAGTAGGTAAAAATACTTTTATTTCACCTAAGGCAACTATAAAAGGAATAAATGGTAATGCAAAAAAAATAACAATAGGTGATAATACTTATATCGGCGACAATGTTCAAATAATAATTGATGAATTAGAAATTGGTGATTATTGTAAAATACACCATCACACAAATATTCATGGTTATTTACCTATGAAAATAGGACATAACGCATGGATTGGACAAGGTTGTATAATTGATTCTATAGGTGGAGTTACTATTGGAAACAATTGTGGTATTGGTGCCTATTCTCAATTGTGGAGTCATATTAAGTATGGGGATCCTTTAATTGGTTGTAACTACAACGATAATAAACCTTTGACAATTGGGAATGATGTTTGGTTTGTTGGTCATTGTATTGTTTCACCAATACACGCAAAAGATAGATCAATGGCCTTGGTTGGTAGTGTAATAACAAAAGATATGGAAACAGATCAAGTTTACGCCGGAAGTCCTGCAAAAAATATAACTTCTAAAGTTAAACCACAATTTACCGACATAACTTTACAGGAGAAATGGGATTTAATAAAAAAAATACCTAAAACTGATGATATTGAAATTGTTGAGTCAAATAGTGAAATTATTTGTAACAAAAAAAGTTATTTTAATATAAATGAAAGAACCTACACAAAAAAAAATACAGATACTGAAATTGCCTTTATGAAAAAGTTACAATCTCAATTAATAAAATTTGTACCAAAATAAAAAATATGCCAATAAAAGAACATAACCCATACAAAATAGTAAAAATGTTTGAAGAAGAAATTGCTTCTTACACTGGTGCTAAATATGCAATATCTGTTGATAGTTGTACAAATGCCTTATTTTTGATGTGTAAATATCATCAAGTTAAAGAAGTTACGATTCCCTCAAAAACATATTTATCTGTCCCTATGAGTATAATTAATGCTGGTGGTGAAGTTATTTTTGATAAAAGGGAAATTACAAATCATTGGAGCGGTTTATATCAATTAAAACCATATCCAATTTATGACTCAGCAAAAAGATTAACATCAAACATGTATATTCCTGGTTCTTATATGGGTTTATCTTTCCATATAAAAAAACAACTTGGTATTGGAAAAGGAGGTATGATACTAACGGACGATGAAGTGGCCGCAAAGTGGTTTAAAAAGGCAAGATATGAGGGTAGAAGTGAAAAGTTTTATAAAGAAGATAATATTGAAACAATTGGTTGGAATATGTATATGACACCACAGGAAGCTGCTCATGGACTTTGCCTTTTACAAAATTATCCCGAAAACAATATAGATTTAAATGAAATAAATGGATATAGAGATCTAACTGATTTCCATATTTTTAAAGATTGTAAAGTAATTAAATAAAATGAAACATTCTGTAATTGTAACAGGATTCAATTGTGAGTTATATGCCGAAGAGTGTATTCGGTCAATTCTGAATCAAACATATGATAATTTTGAAATATTAATTTATAATGATGGGAGCGTTGATTCTACCAAAAAAGTTTTAGAGCAATTCAAATCAAATAAAAATATAAAAATATATAACAATGAAACAAATATGGGTGCATTATATGGTAGGTATAACTTAAATAAATTAGCACAAGGTGAAATTGTTTCTTTTGTTGGTTTAGATGATAAATTAAGTTTAGATGCTTTGGAAATAGTTACTAATTATTATACACCAGAAATAAAAATGACATACGGCAATTGGGTTGATATGGACACTAATGTTGTTTTTGAAGTTGAAGAATACAGTGAAGAAACTTTTGAATTAAAATTATTTAGAAAAACAAAATGGAAAGCTACTGCTTTAAACACTTTTAGAAAAAGTTTGATTGATACGATACCTGAAACTATTTTAAAAATGGACGGTAATTTTTTTACAAATTGTACAGATTTGGCATACAGTTATCCATGTTTGGAACAGTGTTCAAAAAAAGAAGTGTCTGTAATAAAAGAACCAATTTATATTTATAGAAAAAATCACCCTAATACTACTTTAAAAAGACTAGGAAGAACAAATAAAAATATGGTTAGAGAATATATATCTAAACAAAAAATTTTTAAAATTTAATTCTCTATGGGAAACCAAGTATTTGACTACTGCATCATAATCACCACTTTTGATAGACAGTTGGCACTAAAAAACCTTTTAAAAAAAATTTTACATCAAAAAGGGGATAAAAAAATTCAAATCGTAGTTTTTGATGACGGAGGTAAAGAAAATCTTATTAATTACGATGAAAATATAAAATATATAAAATTTTCAAATAATCACGGTAAAAAAAAGTTTTGGTATATAATCGATCAGACTTTTAAATATATAAGGAATATTGAATCAAAATATTATATATACTTACAAGATGACTTATTAGTGGATGATAATTTTATTTTAGACGTTACAAATTTATATGAGAATTTAAATGACCACAAAAAAATTTCTTTGGAGTTTAGAACCGATGTAAGAACAAAAAGACCAAATTGGTCAAACTTTACACCAAACATAATTGACAATTACATTCAAACACAATGGGTTGAATTAGATTTTATTGCGGAAAAAAAATTCTTTGAGGTTTTAGATTTCAAAATTAACCCCATTTCAGAAAACAGATGGAACAAAGACCCAAATTTAAGTTCAGGGGTTGGATACCAATTAACAAAAAGGTTAAATGATTTAGGTTATACAATGTATCATACCAAAGTATCATTAGTTAAACATGGTTTTGAAAAATCAAAAATGAACATTAACGAAAGAATGGTTAATGACTTAAATATTTTTTAAGATGAGTAAAATTGTTGTGAATATATCATCATACAAAAGAAATGATGGTTTAGAAAAAGTAATAAATTCGGTAATTGAAGATTGTGACAAAATAAACGTTGCCTTAAATTCTTATGAAGGTGAAATACCAAAATTTCTTTTTGACAATAAGATTAATATTTTAATAACTGACAACTCAAAGGGAGATGCTTATAAGTTTTATTTTTTAAATAATACCGAAGATGCTTATTACATTACATTAGACGATGATATAATTTACCCTAAAAATTTTATAAAAAAAATCATTCAAAAATGCGACTTTTACGAAAGAAAAAAAGTAATTACTTATCATGGAAGAAATTTTGAAAATTTCCCTATACAATCATATTACAAATCCAAATCAAAAAGATATCATTTTTTACAAGAGGTCTCGAAAGACACAAAAGTGCAATTTGGAGGAACAGGATTGATGTGTTTTCATACCAATTTACTTAAAATACCATTTGAATATTTTATATTTCCAAATATGGCCGATGTTTGGTTAGGAAAATATTGTATGGAAAATAAAATTGAGATTATTTGTTTGAAACACCTAAAAGGTTATATACAATATATACCACAAAAAACCACAATTTATGATGTAGAATCTAAAAATGATTTTATACAAACACAAGTTGTAAATTCTATTTTTAATAAAACGATTAACTTAGAAAATTTAAAAAACTATAATAAAAATAATTCGTTAGAACAAATTCCTAATATATCAATTCCGCAACCAACTCCACCACCACATGAACCGGTAAAAATTGAAAAAACTTTAGAAATAAATAAAAAAACAATTGATTACCAAAAAGTTAATAGAATATTTTCAAATTTACAAAATAATACACAACAAAAACCACAGGTTAATACAAATAATCTGAAACTTAATTCAAAACAAATTTCAACATTTAATAAAAAGAAATTCAGATGAGTTTAAGTGTTATTATACCAACTTATAAAAATGTTATTTTTTTGGATGAACTTTTTTTATCTATAGAAAATAGTAGATATGATAATGAATTTGAAGTTTTGATTGGAATTGATAATTGTTATGAAACGATCGATTACATTTATAATAAAGAATTTCCAAAAAACTTTAAGTTTTTTTTCTTTTTGGAAAATCAAGGTCCCTATCTAATTAAAAATACTTTAGTTGAAATAAGTCAGTATAATAAAATTTTGTTCTTTGATTCTGATGATGTTATTCTGCCAAATTTATTTGAGGAAATTGACAGTCAATTAAACATATATGATTTGATCAAACCAAAATATATTGATTTTGAGGATAAGAACAATCAACGAGAGTTCAAACAACAAAAAAATACATTTGGTGAGGGAGTTTTTGGGATTAAAAAAGACATATTTTTAAGTATTAATGGATTTGAGGGATGGAGAGTTGCCGCAGACTCAGATCTTATGTCTCGACTATATAAAATGAATTTAAAAATATTACATACGAATCATATTCTATTTCATAGAAGATTACACAAAAATTCTTTAACAATTCATCCTGAGACAAACTTATCATCAAAAATTAGGGCTAAATATTTTTTCATTAGTAAAAATAAACCAAAACATTTTTTAAAATTGGAGGGGCTCAAAACGAGTGAATATAAAGTTGTTGATATTGAAAATAAAGAATTTACAAAATCTTTGATTGAGTTAAAAGAAGAACACGAAATAACCGAATATGAGAAAAAAAAGTTGAAACACGAATCTATTTCTACGATTTTTTCTAATCAACCAAAAAGAGATATTCCGAAAGAACCAAAAAAAATAAATTATGATGCCATTAACAACAACAGATCGATGTTGTATCATCCTAATTTGAACTCTGCCTTAAAAAAGGCAAAACTTGATAATTTGAAAAAAAAATTTAGATAGAATAATATTTTTTCTTATCTTTGTTTTAATGAAACACCCAAGAAAGGAAGGAAAGGTAATTAGTGATAAGGACATTAAGTTTGTTAAAAAACTTTTGAAAAAAAATCCTATTATTTTTGAAAGTAATATTCATATTAAAGATGATTGCTTGGTTGAAATCACAAATATTAGAAAATATGCGAATAGTTGGTATTATGGTTCTAACGCTAAATTTGTGTATGAAGTGGATGTCAAAGTTAAAAAAAACGATTCTTCCCGTTGGTGTAACTACACAAACACTAACTATAAAAACAGAAGAATAAGATCTTGGAAAACGGAACAACTATTTCGAGAAGAGTTATGTTATTTTAACATTATGGACTTTTGTATATCAAAGATTTCCTACGAATAGAATTCGTCTATATTTATAGACATGAAAGTTTCACTTACAGAAGAACAATTTCAAAGAATCCAAACTAAATTCGTTTATGAAAGTATTATAGATGACATGGTGTTCAAACTATCATTAATCATAGAGAATGATGGTAAAACCGAACCAGACATGGAATGGGACTTTGAAAATGTTAAAAAGGATATTGATTTAGCAAAATCTTGGGTTCAAACAAAAGAAGATGCCAAAGAGTTTTTACAGACTTTGTCTAATAAAATAAAAAACCTACCTTCTCAAATTAAAAGAAAAATTATCAAATATGTGATTTTTTCTTTAATTGGTCTTATTAGTATTGGACAAATAAAAAATTATTTAGAACCACCACTTGAAACTGCAGTTAAACAAGAAAAAGAAATTATTAAAAATGTCGTTAAGGATTTAAGGATTAGAAAGTCATCAGACAAATTATTAAATCATTTAAAATGGGAAGAAGGTTCAATAATCCATAAAGGTGAACCAGTATTAACGGCTTATAATCTTGGTGATGGTGCAAAAACAATTGGTTATGGTCATGCTGTGTTTCCTGATGAAGAAGAATCGTTTGAATTTCTTCCAAGATATAATAAAATCATTTCAGGTAAAACCAAAATCACAAAAGAACAAGCAGAAACACTACTTAAAGACGATATTAAAGAGGCAGAAAGTATTATCAATAGAATACTAGATCAGTGGGAAGAACAAGGAATTACGCCACCAATAACTCAAAGTATGTATGATGCAATGGTGTCTATGGCATACAACATGGGACCTGGTATTAGAACATCCGATTTTATCCAATATGTTAAACGAGGTGATTTGGAAGGGGCAAAAAAGGAAATACTAAACACAAGTTCTCACATGTTTAACGAATACCCTGGTTTGAAAACAAGACGAGAAAGAGAATATAAAATGTTTGGGTAATGGATAACGAAAAAATATTAAAACTATTCAAACATTTTGCAGGTGATCCTTTGGACATACATGGTTTGGTTGTTACACCCGTTAAAGTAGAACCATCTGTTAGAAGAAATGGTAGAACTAACATGTATTTCAGAGTTCAAAACCCGAATGATGTTTCATATTTTTCACCAATTGTTGGGGATTATATTTATGATGAAACAGAAGACTTTGGGGATTTTGTAAATGAAAAAATTGATGTGTATTTTGTACCAAACTTTAAACAAGGAATTTATTTAAATGAAGAATTAAAATCAAGAATTCAAAAAGTGTTTAATTCCGTTAAAGAGATTAATTTTACATTAGGAACTCCTTTTATTGGTTATGAAAGATACAAATTATTTATTGAATCAGTTGGTGTATCAACAAGTTATTGGGATAATGAAAGTTTTGGTTTATACAATAATGTGAAAGTAGTAAGAGCCGAAAAAGATGGTGAGTGGTGGGATCCTAAAGTTGTTGTAAGTGAATATCTTAATGACTTTCTACCTGACAAAGAAAGTTACTGGGAAACAGAAAATCTTTACCCCCAAATTGACAACATCTTAAACAATTATCCCCTATTTAGGGATCCATACGGCAACAATTTAGGTTACTACGATACCAAGTTTATCCAATAACTTTTTTTGATCTTTTTTTACGGTGAAAAGAAATCACAAATCTGTGAACTTCATTTTGAACTTCAGCAAGCAAAAATCCAAACTCATTTCGTGGAATATCAAATGACGACCCGTCAGTCAAGTGGATTGTTTGAGATTGGTGTTTGTCGTTTTTGGAAATAGAAATCAAATCAATACGAGATAACAAACCAAGAGATTCAAATACTTGTTTTGCAACACCCAACTGACCTTTACCACCATCAATAACAACAAGTGAAGGTAACTCTTGTTTTTCGTTCAAAAGTCTTGTAAAACGACGAGAAAGAACTTCAGTGAATGAAGCGTAGTCATCAGGACCCTCAACAGTTTTGATGTTAAACTTACGGTAGTTTGACTTATCAGTTTTACCATTCTTGTAACGAACAAGAGCAGACACTTGACAGTCACCACTAGTGTGAGAATTGTCAAACGCCTCAATCAAAGTAGGAACATTGATAAGACCCAAAGATTCTTTAAACTGACGAGCAACATCATTATACTTTCTAACACGAAAAGGTTCAAGTTTCTTTTGAAGTGAATCAACAACAGAGATTTTAGTTTTGAACTCTTGAGCTTTCTCAAACTCCATAGAATCAGAAAAATATTTCATAGACTTTTTCAAACGACTACGAACCTTGTCAAACTCAAAAGAAAATACTTCTTTCATCTCACTTACAATCTTCTTGTAGGAGAACTTTAGAATGTTTGAAATACAAGGTGCATTACAACGACCAAGATGAAACTCCAAACAAGTTTTGAACTTTTCGTTTGAAATGTTTTCTTCAGTCAAGTTGTAAGAACAAGAACGAAGATTGAAGATGTCGTGAACCATTTCATAGATCTCATAACAAGAGTTGGAACTTGTAGACTCAAGAAGGATCTGACCTGAAAAGTTAGAAGGATTACAAACTTGTAAACGAGGGAACTCCTCATCACTCAAAGTAATAAACCAACGACGAGATCTGTCGTCTTTTGCTTTGATGTTGTATTTTGGTTTCAAAGACTTGATAAGTTCGTCCTCCAACAAAAGAGCCTGTGACTCATCGTTAGTAGTCATGAACTCAACATCACGGATCTCACTCACAAGAGAAGTAGTCTTGATATCCTTGTGATTTTTTTGAAAGTAAGACTTCACTCGTTTCGGTAAAAACTTTGACTTACCCACATAGATGATCTGACCCTTCTCATTTTTGAAAAGGTAACAACCACTTGATTGGGGAATGTTTGAAAGTTTCTCTGTAATCACAATACAAATATAGTGAAAATCTTTCAAATAATAACATAAACATCATAAACTTTCATTGGCCCAAACCTAATTATTTTTTTGTCGTATTTATGTGTATGAAACTAATATCTTTTATAGTATCTATATTTCTATTTTTCATTAGTTTATCACAAACTCAAACCGTAACTTTTAATTATACAGGTGCTGTTCAAACATGGGTTGTTCCACCTTGTGTTACTTCTATCAATGTAGTCGCCGCAGGAGCAAAAGGTGGAGGTGCTATTGGAGGAAACGGAGCAAGAATAACCGCAACAATAGCCGTAACACCAGGTCAAACTCTGAATATATATGTTGGTGGAATGGGGACATGTGGAAATAATTCAGGAGGATGGAATGGTGGAGGAACAGGATATGCTTCTAACCCTGCGAATGTAACATATAATTCTTGTGGTGGTGGAGGTGCAACTGATATTAGAATTGGAGGAACCGCACTTGCAAATAGAGTAATTGTTGCAGGAGCGGGTGGTGGTAAAGGTGGAGGATCAAACACAAATACACCTGGTGGTGGAGCCTTATGTAATAACGGAGCAAACGGAGGAAATACCTTTGGTGCTGGCGGTGGAGGAGGAACACAAGTTGCAGGAGGAAATGGTGGTGCTCCTTGGGCAGGAACACCTCCTGGTGGTCAAGCAGGAACATTAGGTCAAGGTGGAAATGGTGGATTTTGGCAAACGGCATCAGGTGGCGGTGGCGGTGGCGGTCGTTATGGCGGTGGCGGTGGAGGAAATGATGGATGTTGCACTGGTGCTAACGGTGGAGGTGGTGGCGGTGGAGGATCTTCACTTGTCCCTGTTGGAGGAACTTGTTTACCCACAAACAACACAGGACACGGATATTTAACAATCACTTACACACCCGTTAATTTGGTGGTTAACCCAACCTCAACAAATGTCACATGTTTTGGATTATGTGATGGAACCGCAAACTCAAATGTAACAACACCAGGGGCCACTTTTCTTTGGTCACCGGGAGGACAAACAACCCCTTCAATATCAAATCTTTGTCCTGGCACATATACCGTAACGGTAAATATAAGTGGTTGCACAGCAACAGGATCTGTAACTATAACCCAACCTAATCAAATATTGTTAGGTCCAATAAACCATAATTAAAATAAAAAAATGAAAAAATTATTTGTATTACTATTCATGTTTTTGACTACAACACTTTTTGGTCAATTAACAACAAACAATCCCGACACAATTTGTTTTCAATCAGGAACCCTTTCTCAATACACCGTTACTTCAGTTGGTAATGGAAACTATAACTGGACAATCCCTGCGTGTGCAACAATCCAATCAGGGCAAGGAACAAATACAATATTTGTCAATTGGTCCAATTGTCCTGCGGGTCTTATCAATAATGGTGTGTCGGTTACTTATACAAGTCCTCAAGGGTGTTTTTCACCAGCGGTTAACCTAAATGTTTTAATTTATAATGTTGTTCCAACAATAACTCAAATTGGACCATTTTGTTCAACAGATCCATGTGTTCCTTTAGTTGGAACTCCTGCGGGTGGGATTTGGTCGGGACCTGGTGTTGTTAATGGTCAATTCTGTCCTCAAACTGCGGGAGCAGGAACACACACAATATCTTATTTATATTCAAACGGAGGATGTTCATTTTCAACAACAATAAACGTAGTTGTAAACCCATTACCAACATTAACACCAATATCACATAACTAATGAAACAATTATTGTTTTTGTTTTTATTTTTTAGTTTAACTTGTTTTTCACAACAAGAATTTGAAATATGTGAAAGTTCAAATACCGTGACATATTCAACTTCAATTGATATGAGTGGAACTATTGAATGGTTTTTGAATGGTTTCAGTTTAGGAAACGGAAACGATATGAGTATTACATATAGTCAACCTGGTGATTATCAAATAGTGGCGGTTGGTTATAATGATTTAGGATGTCCAGGTCCACCTGTTGTGTATAATGTGAGTGTAACAAAATGTGATCCCTTAATTTATTGGGTCCCAAATTCTTTTACACCCGATAATAATGAATTTAATCAAACGTGGGGACCAGTAATAACAAGTGGGATTTCTTTAGAAAACTTTGAACTTACGGTTTATAATAGGTGGGGAAATATTGTTTGGCAAAGTAAAAACGCAAATACAAATTGGGACGGAACATATAATGGTAGTTTTGTTCCTGATGGAACATACTCTTGGATTATGAAAATTGACTTATTAGACTCTGATGAATTGAAAGTTATTTCAGGTTTTGTTACTATTATCAAATAAAATTGATATATGGAAATAACTAAAATAAATTATAAAGAAGTTTATGAAAACTTCAAGGAAGTAAAACCAGATCTTTTAGATGAATATGCGACTTACTACGGATGTTATATCAAAGACAAGTTAGTTGGAATTGTTTCTTATGTTGAACATGATTCAGTTATTTATTTGTGCCATGCTTATGTTTTAGAAGAGTATAGAGATAGGGGAATCTACAAATTACTTTGGAACTATAGAGATTCAAAAATACATGATACAGAAAAAACAATCTATGCTCACTGTAATGTTGATAGTTTGAAATACTTTATTAACAACGGTTTCTCTATTGAGAAAGCACTTTTCAAAGTTGTTAAAAACAAATAAAAAAGTTTCAATATTTTCTTTTTTATGTCATTTACATTTACTATATTTTAGTATATGTTAAGACATCAAAACCCAATTCAAATTAAAGCGACAACAACAGGATTTGCTTCACCAGCAGAAACCTATGTTGATAAAAGGTTAGATCTAAACGACTTAATTGTTAAAGATCATTATACAACATTTTATTTTAAGTATTCAGGACCAAGTGTGTTTGGAATTAACCAAGGAGATACAATTGTAATTGACCGAACTGAGGATCCAAAAGATGGGGATTTGGTAGTTTTAACAGAAAAAACACACTTCAAACTTAGAGAATACAAAGGACAAAAAAACTTATGGGGAAAAGTAACATGGATATTAAAGAAAATGTAAGAAAGATTGGAATTATTGACTGTAACAACTTTTATGTTAGTTGTGAACGGTTATTTAACCCTGAGTCAATTGGAAGACCTACCGTTGTATTATCAAACAACGACGGATGTGTGATTGCCAGATCTCAAGAAGCAAAAGATCTTGGAATTAAAATGGGTGAACCATTTTTCAAGAGCCGTGAGTTCATGGACCAACATAGATTTTGCGTCTATTCATCAAATTATAACTTGTATGGTGATATCTCAGATCGGGTTATGAAAGTGATTGGTGAGTTTGGAAATGACATTGAAGTGTATTCTATTGATGAAGCTTTTGTTGATTTTTCAAACATTCCTCTTGAAGATCTAACAGAAACATTATTGGGAATCAAAGAAGAAGTAAGAAAGAAAGTTGGAATCCCTGTATCTATCGGTGTTGGTCCGAACAAAACCTTAGCTAAACTAACATCTTATTTAGCTAAACAACAGCTAAACTATAATGGTGTGTGTTCATACTGGGACTTACCAAACTTTAGAAATATTTGTTATGGAATTGATGTAGATGAAGTTTGGGGTATTGGTAGAAAATGGGCAAAAAAATTAAAAAACATCGGTGTTGAATCGGTAGGTCAGTTTATTAACACAAACGAATATACTGTTAGAAAGTTGATGAATATCAATGGTGTAAAAACACAATTGGAGTTAACAGAGATGTATTGTTTTCCAATTCAAAAAAAATCCAAACCAAAGAAGAATATCGCTTCCACTCGTTCATTTGGAAAAGATGTACAGGACTTTGATCAATTGGGTGAAGCGATGTATACCTACATTAAAAACGGTGTAAAAAAACTAAGTCAAAACAAATTGTTTGCAAATAAGGCAACCATATTTGTTTCAGGAAACTATCATAAAGGAGATAAGTATCACCATTCTAAAACAATCAAACTACAAACCCCAACAAGAGATCCCGATCTTATTTGGTCTCAGATTCATGAACAATACAAAGTTCTTTGTAATAAATCTGAAAAATATAAAAAGTGTGGAATTGTTTTTAATGAACTAACTCCCGACACAATTATTCAAACCTCTTTATTCAATGATGAGGTCCAAGTTGTTGAAGCACCACAGAATGAAACTCATGAGTGGGAAATGAGACAAGACTATATTACTCAAAAATATACTACATCTTGGGATGAACTCCCTTATGTTTTTGTGTAGAAAAGTATTTGAATGTAATTGTAAAACTTATTCGAAAAATCTTGAAGGAAAATGAACCTAGATTACCCAAAAAATTATGAACCAAAAATCAAAATAAAAGTTGAGAGTAAAAAAACTTATAACAAAGGGAAAAAACTAGCTTATTAAATTACTAATTAAATAGTTACATATTTTTTAAAACCATCTCCAAAGTATATATAGACTCTTTATCTTTTTTAGTTTGGATCTTTTTAGATTTCAAATAAGATAGCGAATCCATAATTTCTTGTTTTTTAGAAGTTGTAGGCTTTACCTCTTTGACGGAAGTTGTGTTTGAGTTCAAAACTTTTTTAACACTCGGAGTTTGTGAAGGTAAATTTGTATTATATAACAAATTATAAATCTTCGCCGCAGTCGTAGTGTCCTTAGCAAATAAATAAATGAGAAAAAATTTAAATATCTTATACATCCAAACAAATTTAAAATAAACCAATTTCTTCAGCTTCCTCAACAGTTAGATTATCCAAACCGATTTTTAACATAGAGAAAAACTCCAAAACGGAAATATCAACACTTTTTTCTTCTTCAACTATTTCAACATAATCAGGTTCTTCATCAAACTCAAACATGCTATCTTCAAAACGTGAGTCAATAAACTCATAAATGCGGTCGGTAATTTTGTTCATCTTCATACAACAAAGATACAATTTTAAATGAAATAAATTACTTTTTTCATAAATAAATTTTCTAAAGTATTTATATGATATGAGAGATTTAATAATTCAAGTAATAACTGAAGAATCTAAAAAACTACTTAAAGAAAGTGGTATCAGAGATATTAAAAAACTTTCCAAAAGATATCAAATGGCCAAAATCTATTTTCATCAAGATTTAGATGGAGTTACCACGGCATTGGCAATGAAAAACTATTTGGAAAACAACGGAATCAAAGTTGTTGATGCCGAAATTATTCAATATGGATCAAAAGAGTTTGCAATTCATAAACCTGAAGGTGAAGGTGATATAATGCCAGTCTTAGTGGATTTTGCTCACGGTAAACCGATGTTTGTAATTCACACAGATCACCACGACACTCAAGCTGGTGTAGAACAGGGAACATCAACAAACTTCAAACCATCAAGATCGAATGTTGAAACAATTTCACAATCAATTTCACCAAGAGATATTTTTAGTCAAGACGATATCGAAACAATTTCTATGATTGACTCAGCAGATTTTGCAAAACATGATATTACTCCACAACAAGTTTTGAAATATCTATTCCAAGTGGATAAAACAAAAGGAGTTAAAGAAAATAAAAAAATGATGGGACTTGTTGCTAACAAGTTATTATTAGCGTTTAAAAACAAACCTGGGTTTTTGAAAAAGTTAGTTATGGATGCAAAACCATCACTTCAGAGTATTTTATTAAATATAAAAGATATAATGGAAAAAGAAGGTTATGCGTCAATAGACCAATTGATAAAAAACCAAGAGTCCTATATTGAATCAAGAAAAGAAAAAGGTGTTACTTATGAAGATGGTATTATTTCACAATATACATTAGGACCAACGCAAAAATCAGGTGGATATGATCGTTACACACCATTCATCAATCATCCTGACGCTGAGTTCTTAGTGACAGGACTTCCAATGGGAATGGTTCAAGCATCTTGTAATCCATATAAAAAAGAAAGAGCGTTAAAGGGTGTTGATTTAGGTGAAATAAAAAATGAGGTATTAGAAAAGTTTAGACCTGAATTAGAAAAACAAAGAATTTCATTTGGAACACTTAAAAGAATATCAGAAATGGACTCTGATAAAACTTCAGTTGGATTTACATTTAAAGACTTTTTAGCAATATATGGAAATTCACCATCTTTGAAGATTTATGGGACAGAAAAACTTGAAAAATATCTTGATTACATGTCAAAAAAACTTTTCAAATCAATACCTGCGGAAGATAGAAAAGTATTTAACAAGGCTTCTGTAAATGGTTATGATGTTATTATGGCTAATTCAGGAGGACATAAATGTATTACAAATATTTCTGGTATTAACTATCTATACTCTAATTCTAAGTTCCAAGAACCTGAACAAAGAGTTAGAGAATCTTATGTTGATTTGTTAAAAGACATTCAGGCTGAGTTTGTAAAAACTTTAAAAGAAAAAATAAAGTCTTCCACCAAAATACAAGAAAAATACATTACTAAAAAAAAAATATTAAGTAGCCCAACATCAATTCTTCTGAACCCAAAAAACCTAATAAAAGAACAAAAAATTAGTTTACCATTAATAATTAAAGATGGATATTCAGCACCCAAAGGGGATGCTGATGCTCTTCACTCATTTGAAAGAAGAAAAAAAGATGGTTTTGGGGGTAAAATGACAACAAAAATTGGAGAAAAGTTAAAAGAAATTTACAACGCAGGAATCAATCCCGACGTTGTGAATATAAACATAACAGTAGACTCTAAAAATTATACGGTTCAGTGGGAAGCAACTTTGGATGAAAGTCAAGATGGAAATGCTTACATGGGAGTTTCAACAAGAGGATCTGCAGGTGGTGGGGCCGATATTAGAGCGTTGGGTCAAGTAGGACCATTAAAAAAAGAATTAGAAAAAATGGGAGCAAGAAACATTACACAAGTTTTAGACTTTAATAATAAGTCAGGAGTAAAAATCAGACAATATTTCTTTAAATACACTTTACCTGAAAAATATCCACCACATGAAACATCAGAAGGTTTATATTCTAAAACGACAGAACCGTCAGTTATTAACTTATCCGACGACAAATCTTTAGAAACAAATCAAGGACAACTTGTTGGTGATATTTTAAATTTTGGATCGTTGAAGTCTAATCTTAGTCAAATACTTAAAAACAAGATTGGTTCGTTGTTTGGATCCAAAGAAACATCAGATGAGGACGATACTAAATCAACACAGACATCAACCGCGACGGTTTCTCAAACATCAGGAAGTGATTCAGATTTTATGGAAATCACAAAAAAAGTGATTGCCAATTTTGAGGGCGGATATTGGAACGGATCAACGTCAAAAAATGAGAGCACAAGTAAATTAGGAATTTGTAAAAATCACCCGAAGGGAAGTATGGGTTCATCAACAGAAACTATGTTCGGGTTAGATAGATATAACGGTAACATAGAAAGCACCCCTGAGGGTAAACAATTTTTTGAAATTATAGACAACCAAAAAGAAGAATTGGGAATGGACGCTTTTTGTAAAAAATGGAAATGGTTATATCGAGGTGGTGAAAACGAAGAGGAATTAAAAGAATTGGCCGCTAAAATAATGAAAAGATCATTTGATAGAAATATGTCAAATTTTGTTAAAGACCAAGAAGTCAAAGACAAAATTATGAAAAACAAAGGGCTTTTGGTTCATATGACTTATGCGTGTTGGAATGGACCTGGTTTCTTCAAAAAGTTTGCAAATGAATTAACCGATGCCGTAAAACAAGGGAAATCTGACTCAGAGTTGATAGATGTTGCGATTAATTCAAGGGCAAACACAAAATTGTTAAATAAAGATAAAGTGGCGGCGGCAATTAAAAATCCCGACGGAATGAAGACCGCTTAATTGAATTACAAACAATGAAACAAAAAATTAGAAAAATATTAAAAGAAGAAGACGGGGGACTCAAAGAAAGATTTCTCAGAAATATGAAATCACTTGAGTATATTATTCAAAGTAATGTGAATAATGATATTGAAGAAATTGAATTTGTTGATGTTGATTTTTACGAAAGATATAAAGATATCACTGCAACAATTAAAGTCAAATCTTATTGTGAGGATCCTGACATTTATGAATTATCTACCCAAATGAAAAAAGTTGAAGATCAAATTTACCAAATTATCGGAAAATACGAATTTTCAAAAAACGGTAAATTGAATAAAGTTGATGGTGATAGTTATCTCATGTTTTTTGCTATTAAAGTAAATTGGGAAAGTAATAATGGTGAATTATATATTGAATTTTATTTACACCAAGATGATTATAGAACTGAATAATGAGAAATTTAATTAAACAAATATTAAAAGAAGAAACAAGTCCTGACGATATTCGTAAAGGAATTGACATTACCGTTATAATGTTAAAAAAACAATATCCTTTTGTTGTGGGTTGGGAATATTCTGATTCACCCGATAAATGGACTTATAAAATATATATCGACCTTGAAATTGATCACTCGAAAATGATGGAGTTTTATGGTTTGAAACCACACCCAAAATGGTATAATTTTTTGAAAAAGGATATCGAAACACGAGAAAAATACCCATATCCGTATTCTCAAACAAATTATGAGGAAGATGAAAACTTTGATACCGATGAATATAGAATATTACAAAATGACTTAGAGAGTTTTTATGAGGAAATGATACCAAACAAACTCAAAATGAAACGATCACGGGCTGTTTTTAATCAAAATGAACCTAAAGATTTGGGTGTTGATAATTACATTTTTGTTAAATGAGAGAGTTAATTAGATATATCTTAAAAGAGTCTTCAGCACTTTCAAACATACTTGATGTAATTAAAGATGAGGGTATATTTGTTGCTGCTGAAATGGTTGGTGGAATAAATAATCTTAAAAGAATGATGAAACCATTTCCTGATCTTACGGACATGATAGATTCACTCAAAGGAAAGTTGGATCTTTTAGGACATTTCAAAAATGATATAATTGAATTCCCATTTGAATTTGAAGTTGTTGGTATTGCTAAAAATATACATGAAACGAACTCTTGGCCAATACTTAATTTGATTTATGATGATTCTAACTTAAATGAAAGTGATAAAAAATTGTTGGAGCAATTTATTTACTCCTCAATTGCTGATTTAAACATAGGTAAACTTGATATAAAACCTGAAGTAAGAGACATGTACAAAGATGGGTATTATGTTTCTATTGACTTTGTAAATGGAAAAGACTGGGAAAGTTTGGACCACGACATTAGGTATAATTACAATGATATTAAAAACTTACATCGTGAGTATTACAATAAAATTAATATGAACGAATCGAAGACACTTCAAGAAAACGAAGAAGACCCAACTCAAAAGATATTAAACTTTCTTTTAAGAAGATATAAAGTGGAGGAAAGAAATTTTGGTGATGAAGAAAAACCAATAATATTTAAGACAATATTTTTTGATGTTAACGGAGAAACATATACCATATCAACATTTCAAAACAAACAAGAACAAAGAATGACAATTATTAAAATGTTGATAGAACATGATGTAATTGAACCCTTCAATTTTTATGAAAGACACCTTGACTCTTACGCTCAAAATGTGGTAAGAGCTGTTAAAACATTCTTAAACCAAGTAATGTAATTGTGAATCAACTTAGACAACATATTAAAAATGTTCTTGTTGAGGAAAACCAAAACAATAAAGTTAATTTGGTTAAACAAATGATATATGATTTGTTTGATGAGGTTTCTTTTATTGAGCAATCCACATATGATGATAAACCACTCCTTAAAATTTACTTTGACTCCGACGATCCTGCCGCAAACATCACATCTTGGTTTGCGGAACACATATCAGACGAAATCATGCAAATTACAGGTGGTCATGTTGTTGTTTGTCCTTATTGGGCTTTTCATTGGGATTTTAGACATAAAATTGTTGATGTTTACATTGACACTGAAAAGTTGAAATATGATAATTTGGGAAATGTTATTAACGAATCTGAAAAAAAGAAAAAATTAGAAAAACCAATTAAATACTTCTACAAAAACTTTTTACATGAACAACCAGTTGAATATAAAGGAATAATTTTACAACCAAATTATCACGAAGAATATGATGTTATTACTTGGATTATTGAAAACCCTGAGGATTATTCTTTCAATGGGGAATTGATTAAAGAAGTGGCGGTTGATGAGTTTAGAGATTTTTGTTCTTTTGTTAATTTAGATTTTTATGGGTTATACAAACAAATGAATGTTATAGAAAACATGCCAAACGGTCGGTATTACTTAAACAAAAATGATGAAAACTTTATTGAAACAACATTAAAAAATAAAAAGTATTTAGAATTCGACGCCTATAAATCTCAGTATATGTTAAACTTTGAATTTGTAAGATATCAAATTCACATAAACAGTGATACTATTGAAATTACCACAAGGGGATATTTTGAGGGTGTTAAAATAACTGAAGACGGTAAAGAAGAACAAGTTGACGATAATTTCATTGAAGAAATGACTGACTTTGAGTTCGATGATTTCAGGGAGTATTTTTCATTCAATGATTTTTATGGTGAAGTATTAAATCGTTTACGAACAAACCCGAGATTTTATGATCCTCGTATAGATATGTTTGATGTAGAAATAGTGCCATTAAGAAGTAGGGACTAATTGGTTTTTTTTAATATTTATTAAGTAATGGATCTAAAACAACATATCAAAAATATACTCAAAGAAGAAACTAATGAAAGTTTATTAGATGATCTTGGTAATTTTTTCAGGTTTAAAAAAAGGGTAGAAGTTGATCCTAGTACAATACAATCAGAAAAAGAAAAATTCACATGCGAAGATTGCGGAGATCCCAATTATCAAATGTACATGGTCGACGATGATATTTGGCGTGAATTCGGAAACAATACCAATACACTTTGTATGTCTTGTTTAGAAAAACGAATGGGAAGAAAATTAACCAAACACGATTTTTCTCAACACCGTAGTGCTCCTGTAAATAAACATAATTTAGAAGTTCAGGATATTCTAACAGAATCAGTGAAAGAACATGTAAGTGATCTTAAAAAACCTTTCATGAAATATGAAAAACTAATTAACAAGTTAGTTTATGATGTATTTGATGAAGGTATTTGTGGGTTAAGTTGGGATGTAATCAAACTACATCATAGAGAAGGAATTTCAATAAGGATCATTTTATATTTTACTTATGATAGTTTGAAAGATTTTGGTTATGAAAGATACGGACAATCTAAACAAGAACTTAAAGGATTAATTGAAGATTATTTACCAAAGTTTGACGGGATATATATTGCTTACGACACAACAAAATGTGATGATACTCATAAAGAAGAAGAAACCGAAGGTGTTGGTGGTTATGCCGCACCTGCATTTGAAATGAAACCAGATCATGTTCATTTCAAACACCAATATAATGAAGAAACAGAACTTACAGAGAAATGTTGGAAAGGATATACTCAAAAAGGTATGAAGACAATGTTTGGTAAGAGATATCCTAATTGTGTTAAAAAGAAAAATAAATCATTAAAAGAATATTGGACTCCAAAAGAAGAAGACTATTCCAATATAGAAAGTGCGATCAACAAAATTATACCAAAGAGTTTTTCTTGGTTTAAAGAAATAGAAATAGATAATATTAGTTATTCTGAATTTTCCAACACATTAACAATTTACGGAGAATTAAAAGTAGATGAAAAGTGGGGAGCAAAACAATGGAGAGAATATTATGAATATAAACCTTTCCCTTCAAATAGTGGATGGGAAGAAGAAGATCCCGTTAGATTAGGTGATATTATAGGAAAAGGAGAACTTGATGATTTAAACGACGAATTAGAACTTATAGTATCATCAGTTGGTGGTTACTCAATTATAGATACCATGAGATTAGGACAACTAAAATTATATTTTGTATGATAAAGATAAAAGAACAAATAATTTGATCCTCCACTTGTAAAAATGGGGGATTTTTTTTATCTTAGCGTTAGTGAAAGATTTATCCAAATATATAGAGTCGTTGCTCGATGATCATATGCCCGACAAAAAAGTTGAGGTTAAAAAATATAACGATAAGTATTCAATTAAAATCACCATAACTAAGGAGAATTTTAATCCTGAAACACAAGATTCTTACCAATATATTATGTCGTTTACCACCGACTATACAATAAATGACATTATGAAAACTTTTTTACCTGATAACCAAGTTATGTTTTACACAACTTATATTTTTGTTTAAATGAAAGACTTAACCGAATACATAGAATCTTTGTTTGATGACATTAATTTGCCATTAAAAATTTCTTTACAGGAAGATGGATCATATTTTATTTCTATAACAAAAGATTTAAAAGGTAGTCATGTATTCTATAGTATGGCTATTGAAAACGCAGAACCAAACATTAGATACATAAGAAATCAAATAAAAAGATACTTACCAAATCTTAAAGTCAAATTGTTGGTGGAATATATTAATTACCCGAACATTAATTTAAAACCAATGCTTAAAGAATATAAATACGGAGCATGGAAAATAAATTAGATAAACTTATATTGGACTATTTCAAACTGATCATACCACATGATTATGATGATTTAAAATTCAGATATAGTGCAAACAAAAAAATATTTTTCATTACTGTGCATTGTGATACGGCCCAAAAGGCACATAAGTTCTTCGGGAGAAAAGGAAGGGATTTAAATATACTAAAACAATTAGAGGAAGATATGTCAAATATGTTCCCATTTGATTTTTATATCACTTGCGAATTTAAAGTTTCTTAGATATTTATTAGATATGAACCTACAAGAACAAATATCAAGAATACAAGAAATGATGGGGGTTATTAATGAACAAACCACAGGTGACACAAACACCATCATTAAAAATATAATCAATAAACCAGTAACATTGATGGGTGTTGAGCCCATAAAAACTGAAGTTCATAAAGTGGATATATTAAACGATGGGTCTTTAGATATACATTTCAAAAATGGTCAAAACATGAATATATCACAAGAAAGGTTCAGATCAATTAATTTAAAAATTCCACTTAAATTTCATTTAAAATAATTTAATCCTCCGTTTGTTTTAATGGGGGATTTTTTATATATTTGTGTTAAATAGATAAACAAATGGGTATAAAAAAAGGGGCGTCTCCTGCACAAATAATCGAAATCATAGAAAATTTAATTAATTTAGGTCTGAATATTAATTCACGAGAATTCAAAGACAAAGTTATTTACGAATATAATAAGATTTTTTCTAAAAATTCCAAAGATACTATTATCGCAAATCTTAGAGAGGATGCTTTAATAAATTTCCAAGAAGACAGAGTTATTGTTAAATTACCACAGGATACTACTAAAGTCGATTTAATGGCGGTAAAGATCATTGATGGTATTGTTGACATTAGAGTTTCACAACAAAAAGGTAATGATGCGTCTTTTAACACTTCCTCATTGTATAGCACACTTAAAGGTTTAAATGATTTCATAAATCAAGATAAAGTATCTAATTATTTTCATTTGTTACCTAATCATCTTAATCCTAACTTAAATGGATTACCATATAAAGTAGACGTTGTTATTGGCATGATTTTAGCCTGCGGGGATGGTGTTAAAGGTAATGTTAATGTGGTCACAAATAATAAATATTTAGAGTATATGGGTATATTAAATACTGATATTTGTGAAGTTGATTATTGGGTTCACAAAGAATTTAAAAAAAGAGAGCATGCATATTCGGCTATTGATAAATGTCATAATTTTGATATTATTTATAATAAATGTATTGATATTATTTTAAATCATGGAAATTAATAAAACTTATAACGAGAGTTGTTTAAAAACAATGGGTTCTATGGCCAATAATTTTATCGACTTAACAATCACATCACCACCTTATGATGAAATAAGAAATTATAATAAAAAGGTTGGTAAATTAAGTAATGAATTTAACGGATACTCATTCCCATTCGAAGATATTGCAAATGAGCTGTATAGAGTAACTAAAAAAGGGGGAGTTGTTGTTTGGGTGGTTAATGATAGCATGATTGATGGTTCAGAATCTTTAAACTCATTTAGACAAGCACTTTATTTCAAAGAGATTGGATTTAAAGTTCATGATACGATGATATATAGGAAATTAAACCCTATGCCTAATGCTGGTATAAGATATCAACAGATGTTTGAGTATATGTTTGTCTTCTCTAAAGGCAAACCTAAAACGACTAACATAGAATTACGGGAAAGAAGTAATAAATGTAATGACAAACGAGTTTATAGAAAGAAAAAGTTTTCAAGGAATCAAGATGGAGATTTTAATCAAAATGATTATTTTGTTAAAGAAATGGTGCCTGATTACAATATATGGGATTTTTATGTTGGTGGTGGAAATAGCACTCATGATAAGGTCGCATTCGAACACCCCGCAATATTTCCTGAAGAGTTAGTAAGGAGACACATAATTAGTTGGTCAAATGAAGGTGATTTAATATATGACCCGTTTATGGGTAGTGGAACCACCTCTAAAATGTCAATTTTAAACAATAGAAATTATATAGGGTCAGAATTATCTGAAGAGTATTGTGAAATAGAAAGAAAAAGATTATCGTTAATTGGTAAATAATACAATATATTATGGTATGATACAAAACTAAATGTTGAGTTTTATAATTAAACAAAAAGAATAAATAATTCAATCCTCCGTTTGTTTTAATGGGGGATTTTTTATATAATTAAGTTATGAAAGTTTTAGTGTTAGGTAATGGAAAATTAGGTCAAGAGATCATCAACCAAACAGGGTGGGATTTTTTATCAAGAAAGAAAGATAATATTGATATCACAACGTTTGATGAATGGATTTATAAACTACAAGGATATGACGTGATTCTTAATTGTATTGCAAACACAAATACATATTCAGATGATTATGAATCGGTCATTAAAGACAATTATGAGTTTGTTACGTATTTGGTTACGTTCTGTAATGAAGCGGGATCAAAACTAATTCATATATCAACAGATTATGTTTATGCGAGATCACAAAAAAATGCTAACGAGAACAGTGTTCCAGCACCTGACAACACTTGGTATAGTTTATCTAAAGTTTTGGCTGATGAACATATTAGATTATTCTCCAAAGATTATTTAATATGTAGATTGTCTCATAAACCAAAACCATTCCCATATGATTCAGCATGGACTGATGTGGTAACAAATGCTGACTACACAGACGTTATATCTTCATTGGTAATAGAACTAATTAAAAAAGACGCAAAAGGTTTATACAATGTAGGAACGGATCAAAAAACGATATATGATTTAGCCAAACAAACAAATCCAAATGTAAAAGAATCATTGGCACCTACACATATACCTAAAAATGTTACAATGGATTTAACAAAGATGAAAAAGTTTTTATCTATGGTAAGTTAAAGAGTGTAGGATAAAGTGGGGGAATATGAGTATCTTTAAATAAAAAACAATGAAAAATCTATTATTGACATTTATCCTTGTTCTTATGTCTTTTATGACATTTTCACAAGTTCCTGCAAACATTTATATCTCCAATCAAAATGAATGCCTTTACGGATTAACCAATACTTATGTTTCAGAAGTAGGATCTGGCAGTATGATACCTACATCTATTGATAGTATGCAATCTCAAAATGTTCATCATTATATTATTGATGTTCCAGTTTCGAACAATGGAGTTGCGTTTTATCCTATCACAGTAACAGTTTGTTTGTATGTAGGTGCAACACAAGAACCATTCCCACCCCAAACACCACAATGTTTTACACAAACAACAAATTTCACAATCTTTATTAACTTTGTTGTTGATTGTTCAGTATTAGAACTTAATGAAGTAACGGTAAATAAAAAAGAAATTGTAAAGGTTGTAGATTTTATGGGAAGAGAAACAACTACTATGTTTAATCAACCAATGATCTATGTTTATAGTGATGGATCAAAAGAGATAAGGTATATTAACGAGTAATAATATAATTCATTCACTCACTACAAAAGGGAGACTCCATACGGGTCTCCTTTTTTCATTCATTCATGTATTATATTATTACATTTCTATATAGGATATGTCCCACTAATTACCACATATATTAAACAGTAATGTAATCCCCCCACTAAATGAAAGACCCCCATTTATAAGTGACACAATTAAAGAAGACGTTATGGTGATCAGTTTATTGGTGATTTCACAAATGGGGAACAAAGTTCCCCCACTTATTACCACCAACTTTAGTAGATCAAAGAGTAATCCTAGATGAGGTGTTCACTACAGATTAATGTTCAGTGGCACTCCACTGGCGTGTCGGTCTACGATGCTGAACACAGGGAAATAATGAACAGTTAAGTAGATTATTTACAAGTCTAAATAATGTGTCTATTATTAGGGGGTCGAATGTTAAGTTGGATCTAAGTAAAACACTAAAGTGGTCGTTGAAGTTATATATAATATACCATTCTAACGTCCTAAAGGACTGTCCACGCTTCTTGTTCTTTAACTATACTTTTTTAGCTGGAAAATATAAGTAGTTAAAAAAGTGGTCCTGTAGGGGTCAAGAGAGGGGATTTTTTCACTCTCAGTATAGCAACAGGACCAATAATGGTGGTAGAAAGTGGTAATGAATTGTGGGAGTTTGTGGTATAAAAGTGGGTGAGGGGATTGTGTTGTGAAGCGAGCAAGACTGACTTTTTGTCATTTCCAAATTTTTTAACATAAAGTTATTAACAAAAATCCCCTCTGTTGATAACTTAATGAGTATTTATAATATAAAATATTATTAAAAAGTTATGGATAAAATATGCACCATATGTGAGTTAAATAAAAATATTGACGAATTTCTCAAGTGTGATCCTTGTAAAGATGGTTATAGAAATCAATGTAAAGATTGTATCAAAAATAGGAACATTAAATGGAGAGAGGAAAACCCCGAATACCATAGAGATTGGGTCTCAAACAATAAGGAGAAAGACACACTCAGAAAAAAAATTCATTATGAATTAAATAGGGAAAAATACATACAAAATAGTAATGACTATAGAAAGAATAATAAAGATAGAGTAAATAAGGTTGTGTCTGATTACAGGAAAAAAAGATTCACTGAGGATGAGGTTTTTAAATTAACATTTACTGTGCGAAGTAGAATACGTAATTTTTTAAAATTATCGGGGGGGATTAAAAAAGACACAACATTTGATTTAATTGGGTGTTCCCCAACAGAATTAGTAAAACATATTGAGGATAAGTTTACAGATGGGATGACATGGGATAATCATGGTGAATGGCATATCGATCATATAATACCTTTATCTTCCGCTAAAAATTACGATGAACTTAAAAAACTATCACACTACACTAATCTACAACCATTATGGGCTAAAGATAATTTAACTAAGAGTAATAAACTATGATACAACTAATAGACAAATTCGAAACAACTGTAAGTGAAAATAATGGTTCCATAATGGTCAATTATAGATATGACACTCTGTCACTCGACTCAGAGTCTCGGTCTGTGACGGGAACTTGTGAATATAGAATAATTGAGGTCAATAACAGGTTTCAACAAAAAGCATGGTTACTTATCAACACAGACATGGCAGACGTTATTGAATTCATTCATTCCAATTCCCCATTAAGTGATGACGATTTAATGACGGTTAATAAACTTATAAGAGATCACTCACTTCTTAGGGTTCAAGATCTTCATCGGTAACAATATGTTTTTTCAACCATAGCGAAACCTTTGAGTTGGGGAACTTGGAAACCATAACAATGGAAAAGATCATTCCAATAAAAAGGGGGACAAAAAAGATGGAGACAACAATCCCCAAGTAATATAGAATATCAATCATAATAATATAAATATACGAATATTATTTCACACCATCAAATTAAATATTGGGGGATCAATAATAATATATTAGTGCAGATTGGAGTCTACACTCCAAGAGGTGTTTCTCCCCCAGCCCGAATATGTGATCATCACCTTCAATACAAAGATAGAAATTTATTTTGACATAAACAAATAAACCATTGATCTTTTTTAAAAGAATAATATATTTATAATAAGAATCTTATTTTCCCCACAGTTGGGAATTAGTTAATCAATGATCCAAGTGACATGTAAAGATTAAGATGAGGTTTAAAACAAATAAGACATACGAACTTCTAACGAGGGGTTCTTTAATCTAATCTCTTTCTAATAGGTGGGGAATTTTTTTATGCTTGTATGTTTCTAAACTATAAGGCAGGATGGAGTCTACTCGGTCCCCCTCGTTAATGAAGGTTACAATACTCAACTGACGTATCGGTCTATGACACAAAGGTAGTGAAAAAAAATGAGATGATCAAATAACGGATCACTTAATTGTCAATTAAAGTTATTAACAAACCACTCCCTCCCTTCTTCTTTGGCATGGGCCCCTACCTTATTATATACCCCCTCCCCCCTACCGTATTCCCCCCATAAGTGACATTCTGTCAGGGGAAAGGGGGGTTCAATCCCCTCTATAAAGTATTCGTAAAAAAATTTCTGGAAAAAAATTGATATTTTTCCCTATGTCTTATTAAGGGTGGAGGTTTTCTAAAACACGACCCCCCTTTTTGAAAAAAGGTCATATATACTAAAAAAAATTTTTAGAATTTTATGGGAAAAATTGACCCCTATTTATGTTATATCTATATATTTAAGTTATATGGAAAATAGAAAATGTGTTGATTGTAAAGAGTCTAAACTTAAATGTGATTTCTATGTTAAGAATATAAAGTCGGGGACATTACAGAGTTATTGTAAAATGTGTTCAAACATACGAAGAAGAAAAAGAGATAAAATATTTAGATCTAAAAACCTACATAAAAGAACACCAAATAAAATAGAGTGTTTAACGACTTGTAGTTGTTGTGGTGAAAGAAAAATTACAACTGAAAACTTCCGTATTCAAACAAACGGGATTAATTATGAAAAGGTTTGTAAGTCCTGTAAAAATGTTAAAAGAAAAGAAAGAATGGATAATGACCCAATCTTTAAATTCAAAATTCGTCTTAGAAAAACAATAAAGGAATCCGTAAAAAGAAGGGGTTATACAAAAAAATCAAAAACCTATGATATATTGGGAATTGATTTTATGGGTTTCAGAGCTCACATTGAGAATTTATTCTTGGAGGGGATGACTTGGGATAATCACGGGGAATGGCACTATGATCACATTATTCCATTGTCAACTGCCACCACTTATGAGGAGGTCATTAAATTAAATCATTATACTAACTTCCAACCCCTATGGGCTGAAGATAATCTAAAGAAAGGATCTAAATTTTAATTCTCCCTCCTTTTAAAGAGGGGGGGTTTTATTTTATCATATATTTATTACTAAAGAATTTTATTATGAAAAAAATTGTATCTATTACTGAATCACAACTAACCAATATAATTAAACAAGTTCTCAAAGAAAATGAAACAAAAGATAGTTTAATTGATATGATCAAAGAAGATGGGTGGAAAGAATCATCCGGAATGGTTGGGGGTTCAGATAACTTAAAAAAATTGTCTGGTATTGATACCCCAATGAAATACCTTAGTTTATTCAACGACTTAAATAGTATGACCGATGAATTAAGACCTACTTGGAAAATGTTTTTTTATCATGAAAATAAACCAACTATGATGTTAATTTCAAATAAAGAAGAAAACAAGGTCTATATGAATATCGGGTTTATGGATCAATTTTTAAGGGCCTTTAATTTAGATCTTAATGAATCTAGAGAATATATTAAAGATTGGTTGTTAAACTCTTATGATTATGACGTAGATACTTCAAATATTATTATGAGAAGAGGTTACCCATTTAATAATTTTAGAAGTGAGAGTATGACATAATAATATTTTTTTATTTAACTAATAATTTTTAATCCAAAATAAATTATATCCCCCATCTCTCAACAGTTGGGGTTTTTTATTTTCCATTATATTTATCTAATATGAAAATCATTATAACTGAAGATCAATACGGACAATTAACTAACCTCGTTAAACGAGTGATTCGTGAAAATGACTCTATGTTAGAAAAAAACAAAAAGTTTTTAAAAAACAAGTTGGGTATTGATTTTACAAATGTCATTCAACAAATAACCTCAACTTATGATATTCCAATGGAATTTGCTGGATATATTTCACCTGGATTGATTAATCGTTATTTAAACAAATATGGACCTATGTATCTTTTTGAACTTGACGGGAAAAAATATCTTTATTTAGATGTGGGGGATCATGAGAAGTTTATTGATGAGAATGGAAATATATATATTGAAAATGAAATACCCGAACAACTTGGAATCGCAATAATGGGTTTAAGATTCTCAGATATTATTGATCTGTATTTTAAAGAAGAGGATTTCTAAAACAAGACCCCCCTTTTTAAAAAGAACTGAAATCTTAAAAAAAAAATTTTGAAAAAATTTCCCTTAATTTGATTAGTGGATTTATTTAAATTACATTTTTATTATGAATCACAACTTGAATTTTGAAATGAAACTTAGAGATGAGTATGCTACTCATGTGATGAGTCATACCTATAGTTCTTATTCTGAGTTTAAATTAATACAGGAGGAAGAAAAACTTAGATACCTTATCCATAGAAAATATCTTAAGTTGTTGGGTAAGTTTATTGAATCTACTTACCCTGGTTTGAAGTTTGATGTTTTTATTAGACACCGAGATCCAAAGATTAAAAATCCTCAGTGGTATGGTCAAACCTATATGGAACTTAGAATCTATGATATAATTTCTTTACCCTCTTATGCTCCACAAACATTTTCTCAAGTGTATAAAACCCCACATTATAATGGGTATATCGGAGGTGAGGAAATATATAATGAAATTGAGAATTTTATTTCTGAACTAAATAAACATATTTTAATCACTTTTAGACCTCTTATTTCCCCACATACACCCATTCATAATATTGATATGTTTGATCCTAAACCATTTGAATGTTGGGGGGAATATTTTGCTCGTGAATACCATAGAGCCGCAATATCTTCTAGTTACCAAGACAATTGGATCCATCCTGATAGATTTGGTTTGTAGTAGTATTTATAGAGTATGAAAATAATCATCTCTAAAGATCAGTATAGAAGAGTTCTTTTAAAATTCCTTGATAGTTTTATTAAAGGTTTCGATGTGGATCCTTACGAAGAAGAAAGTTCGTATAGAAATGTTAAAACTTCTGATGGAGATGACTTTGCAACTCTTTGGCATGATGAGCCAATTACTAAGGGGTGTAAAAGAGAATTATCATTAGATAACCAATTTACTAATGATTTTGAAAGTTTTATTCCCATTAATAGAAAAAAAGTTTTTTCAGAAGTAGTTCTTGAATATTTCACATCAAAAACGGGTATCAAATGTGATTGTGTTGAGTTTAGTTATTTTACAGGAAAATATAAAGAATTAGAAAGGTATGATGATGATTCAGATGAGGTAATCTCCTATACTGATAAAGAATTCGATCACTACCATTATAAAAAACCTAAAAGATCTAAAAAACGATAATTCTTCCTTTTAAATGGGGGCCATATACCGCGGATCCCGACTTCGTCGGTTTTTTTTTACCGACCGAACCCTTCGGGTTTTATTTTGTCTTATATAATGTCTTACTTAATAGATCACTTAAAAAAAGGGTCGGTTTTTATTTGTTGATATATTTAAAATTGTATGTCAAAAATAATAAACAAACCAAAAATAAGGGAATTCTATTCTTCGGGGATCTCAGAAGATACACTTAAGTTTAAGAAATTCAAAAAAGTTATTAAACCCTCCGATAAGAAAAATGAGACAACCACAAAATAAACCTTTTTTTTCTTTTGACTATATTTATAATTAAAGTTCATTATGAAAAAAATCGTTAGATTGAGTGAGTCAGATTTAACAAGAGTAGTTAGACGTGTAATAAACGAAGGGTTTTCAGATATCGATTGGACAAACATTTGGTTAAAATTAAGAAGACTTTCTGAAAGTTTTCATTATCCTAATGATGACGGAATCATTTTTTCTTATGGGGGACTAGATTTTGAAATTTCAAAAGATGGGGATAGTTTGCATCTTATGGAATTTTATAGAAACCCAAGAGAGTGGGACTCAAAATATAGAGATGGAGAAGAAGTTTTGGAAAATTATTTTAATAAAATAAAAAAATTTGTTGACGAGTTTAATGATAAATATGATTTCCCTTTTGAACTTATGTTTGAAATGGGACCACGATTTGAAATGATATTCTATTGTAATTTTGAAAATAATCTATATGAGTCAAATATTACGTCGTCCGTTATTTCGATTTTAAACGAAGATCGTAGTAAAACAATTACAAAACCTAGTGGATTTGATAACTATAATAAAAAATGTAAAAATAAAACCAAAGGGATTTTTGACATTGTTTTAAATAAGGTTAGATTTTCATGTATGACAAGTGAGGATAATACAAACTCATTTAATTCACGTGAATCAAATCCTTTTACGGGAAAAACCAGAGGAAATTATAATGTTAATGGAAATAATATTACATTATCAACCACCTTATAATTTATAATAATATTTATAATTAAACAATTAGTATGAAACATTTATTAAACGATTTATCTAACGAAGAAAAAAATAGAATTAGAGAACAATACGAAGGTAGTCTGTTAGTGAATACCTCAAGATTTAAAAAACTTTTGGAATCTCACCTTGGTAATGTTAAACCATTACTAACCGAAAATCCAACAGGTGACACTGGAAATCAAGAAGTCGTTGGTGGAGGAGGTCAAGGCTCACCACAGGATGTATATTCTGTAACCGCAAGAATCCAAAATCAGTGTAGACCCGAGGCAGTAACTGCCTATAAATCCGAAGCACAACAAGCACCTCAATTTGCAACAACAAACAAAGCAGGTCTTCCAGTTAAAATTGATGAAAAAACAATTGAGTTTACAAAAAAATTATATGATGGTATGACATATAAAGGAAATATAAAATATAGATATAATTGTGTAGATTTGGATAATTCAGCTACCGCAGTTGGGTTGAATGTTAATGCCGCCAAACCTAATGAATTTACCGCAGTTCCTGCTTGGGTTGGAAATTATAAAACTTCGGTTATAACTCAGGCAAATCCTAAGGGATTTTTAAGATCTTTTTGCGCATATGCTCTTACTGATATACCAACAATAAATAATGTGAATAAAAAGTTAGAATATTGTTGTAAGGATGGATCTGGAGCTCAATCAAGTGTTCCTTGTTAAAAAAATATTGTGAATTAAAAAATAATAACATGTATCTCAACAAAAGAAAAACACAAAACATACAAAAATCTAATCTTATCTTAGAACAGAGATATTTGAAGGAACAAGCCCCGCCGCCACCTGCACCTCCTGCCGCTCCGGCACCTGCCGCTCCAGCGGATTCACCTACCACACCATCTAGTAGTTCAACAAGAACTCCAATTAAACCTATGGTAAAAGCATCAGGACCAAAATCAATTAAAGGTAATGATGGTAAAGTTATTGAATGGGAAAAACAGACTGAAGATCAGAAAAAAAATGTTGCAACTAAATGTGGTCACAAATCCGTGGACGAATATGAAAAGTCTGAATGGAAATGTGCGGTCCAAGAGGTTAAATAATTTTTTCATTATTTAAAGAATTTTACATTTATAAAACTATTTATAAAAAAAAGTTTTATGAAAAAGAATTTATTTGTATTATCGGAAAATGAAAAAAATCGGATTTTAAACATGCACAAATCCGCAACTAAACAAAATTATGTTTTTGAACAAGCCGCACCGGTTGTAGATCCCAATAAACCAAATGTAGATGCTGTTACAGGAAACCAAGGAACTCCTGTTGTAGGAGCGGTTACACCTCAATCCTCAGTGTCTAATATCCCAACACAAACAGCACCAGCGGCAGGAGCGACTCCAGCGGCAGGAGCGACCCCAGCGGCAGGAGCAACACCCGATAAAAAAACAATAATGTTACATGATCTTGATTATGATTATAAAAAAGAAGGTGACAAATACTTCTTTAAAATTAAGGCGGACGCTGTATCACCAAATTTACAAAAACTTTTCAAACAGGGTAAGTTCAAAGATTTTACAGAGGCTAAACCAGGAACTAAATCATTTGACGCCATCAGCAAACTTAATTGGGCTAAAGGAGATAAACTTGATGTAAAACCGGCGTCCTCAATGAAAGTATCGTCACCTAGTTTAACCGCATCTCCACAAGGAGGTGCTGCACCCGCAGCCGGATCAAACTCAACAACATTACAAGACCCTGTTGGAGAAGCAAAAAAACTTATGCCAAATATTAGTTCATTAGATCCTGCGAAACAAAAAGAAGTTGCCACATGGTCAAAATCACCGGCAGGAGAGTATATTCTAAAACTTCCGCCAGATCAGAGAGAAAAGGCTTTAGATAATTTAGAAAAGAAAAGTGGTGATCAAACAACAAAGGCATTAAAATCAGATATTAGAACCGCACTTGGAATGGCTGCCGACACGGCATTTCAAAGATTAGGTCAAGGAATAAAAGGAGCGGTTGCTGGATTCAAAGCAGGAGCTCAAGGACAACAACCACCAACAGCCTAATTAGGGTATGAAAAGACTTATAATTACAGAAGACGAAAAAAAAAGAATCAAACTTCTTTATGAGCAATCAACTTTTGTGAAAGATATGGCAAAAACTTTTAACTCATCTGAGGAATCTTTTTTGCCGTTGGATTGGTCGACTTTGGAAAAAACCGATCCTAAAAGGGCTGAGTATGGTCAAAATTTATCTAAAGTAAAAACCGCGTTTCAAAACTTCACAAATAAGGCGTGGAATGGTAAAACTGATATTTCAAAAACTATATCATATTTACAAAACTATAATATCGATAATAAATACCAAAAACGATGGTTAGATTCCGCAGTTAAAACTTTACAACATTTACAAAACCAAATAAAAAGTAGCGATAACACCCAAAGTAAAACTAATACTACCACAACAAATACCACAACTAATTCTACAAACGTAACAACACCATCGTTTTCGGATTGGAGATCAAAATTAAATCAACAGTTTGGCATAAATTCATAAAATAATGTTTACCATCAAAAAAAGAAACTTATTAAATCTCATAAGTGAATCTTCTAATTACGTTTCCGACATTTACACAGAAGAAAAATTAAGACGAGTTAATAAGATAATTAAAGACATGGTTTTTACTTTCGAAGGTCAACTTTCAATAGGTCTCGATTGGAAAGCAAAATTTGATTATCAGTTTCAAATCAAAGGGGTTAGACAAATGATCTCAGTTGGTGAATTATATGATTATTTAATGGTTGATGTTACAATTATTGATGGAGATAAAATGTTTTTGGTTTCTGCTAAATTGATGGGGTCTTCAATTACTAATGAATATCGACTCAAAAATAATTTATCAACTAGTATATCCGAAGAACTCCAATACTTTTTTGGTTCAGATTATGTTAGAGTAACATTAGATAAAGACAAAAGTTCAATAAAACTAAGTGACGAACTAAAGGAAAAAATAGATAACTTTATTTTTGAAAGATAAAAAAAAATGAAGTATTTATTAATATGAAAAATAATTTAACAGAATCAGACATCAATAGAATCGTATTTGATGTTATAAATGAATCTGAAGAAGTAAAAGAAGGTTGGTTTAGTAATTTGTTTAAAGATAAATATACAATTTACTCGGAGGAGCTTGAAGAAATAATGCAAGATTTAATCAAAAACGTTTACTCCGATCGAGATATTATTTCCAACATCAAAGAACTATATTCCAAAATTCAAAGTTCTGATATGGATAGAAGAGACAAGAGAGAATTACTCGAAATAATGTATGAACTTTATCAGTTGATAAATGAAACTCAAACAAAGGTAAATCGATATATTCATAGATTACAACGATTAAGATAAATATTGTGAAACCATATCAAAAATATTCTGATAGAGCACTCATACCGATTCTCAAAGACATTATTGAATCTTTAGAATCCAATAATATGTATTTGGAAGATATAGATGATGTTAATCATAACCTTGGAGAGTTGTCAGAAATTATAACAGATGAATTAACTTCTTACTTTACAAATGTTGATTTTGAAGATGTGACATTTTTTATGGCACTTATAATAATGAATGATGATTTCGAATCGCCTCTCAAAAGGCCTGAGTTAAGAACATTTGAAATTACTCATGTTTATCAAAGGGTGGAAACGGTAAATTATACTTATAGAAATGAGATGAAAAGTTTCATACCATTAGATAATTCCATTTTAGGTGAATTACAAAGTAGTGGTGAATATGAACCATTTGAAGGTGAATCAATTGACGAAGACACTGTTGATGGTGATTATGGTGATGATTGGATAGAACATATTGAAGAAATCTAAAAATTTTCTATATTTGTATTGTGAAAAAAGCAAGTTCCAGTTTATTTGATTTGGTCTATGGAGACCTTATACCCGTAGAGTCAACGATATTTGGTAAAATGTGTTTTATCTTTTACACGGTGGAGGAGGACTTAAAATCTAAAATCTTATATTACCCCTCCACTAAAGAAGTTAAGACTCTTAGATCCCTTGAAATTGAGTTCTCAGAGTTTATACCACTTCATAGAGATGAGTTTATAAAACAATTTTCAGAATGGATGAGATCAAGATACTCTGACGAAATGATTTTTAGAGGGGTTGAGTATGTGGATTTTTTAGAAGAATTACTTGTGTGATATTTATTTATATGAAAATCAACGAAGAATTAAACCAAATCAAATATCTTTTAGAGTATAAAAGAGGACAAGAAATTAACGAAATGGTTTTTTCTAATTTACCCGGTGTTCAGCCTGATAAAATGGATTATAGAAGACCAATACCTGATCCTGATATTATACCTGATTGTTTTACTCAAATGTTAAAATCAGATTTAAACATGGTTTCTTTTGATAAAAACACGTTAAAAGATGAATCACAAAAAAGAGTTAATGGTGTTGATATGATTTTTAATCCTGATAGTCCATCTGACGAATTGGGTATTACAATAATAAAAGATGGAAAACCTTTTTGTTTTGTAAAAAAATTTTAAAAAAAAATAGTTTTTTATCTGAAATCAAATATTTATAAACAAAACAAAAATTATGGGAAGAAAAATTAGACTTACAGAATCTGAATTTCATTCTTTAGTAAGAAGACTTGTTCGTGAGGCTGAAGAAGAAATGATGTCAATTACAATGGATGATGAAGAATCCGAAGGAATGTCAAAAGAAGACACCGTTCATGCGGTTGCTGACTTCTTTAAAAGAAAATTAAGAAGATTAGATAGTGACGAAATCGAAGAACTTGAGGATATGGTTGTTAATTCTGAAACAGAAGATCTAACTGAAATGTTTTTAAGAGAAGACATTTCTGATAGAAAAAAATCTTTTAAAGAAAAGGCAATGATTCGTGGTGGAATTGGTATGATGGGAGCAGGAATACTTGGAATGATTAGTCAAGCAATGGGTTATACTGATGCTGGAGACCTTATGATTGCGGTTCACGATTACGTTGACAAAATGGGTGGTGGTCCTGTGAGCACCGCAGTATTAATTGCTGGTTTAGTTATGGCACTTAAAGGTGCTGCTGACAGAGGCCTTAGAACAGGAAGATAATAAAATCCCCTCTATAAAGAGGGGTTTTTTTATTTCTTTTCTTTAAGATGTTCTTGTAAGATTTCAATAATCTGATCGATTTCTTCTTTTTCCTTTTTGTCCGAAGACTTAAAGTTTGTCGTTTTATAAAGTATTTCCCAATAAAAAATGTAATGTAACAGAAACATTATTAACAGGGAATTATACGAAACTCCAAAAAAGAATAAAAAAGTCCCACCAAAAGTTAAAATCGTATATAAAAAATAATATAACTCTGAGTTTGTAAAAGACAAAAACTTATATTGTCTAATTATTTTTTTTAACTTTTCTTTTGGTAGGTCTTTGTATAAATCAACCTCTTCTCTTAATTTTGACATATCAATAAATATTTTAGTTATCCTGTATTACTACAAAGATAAATAAAAATAATTGATATAAAAAATTAATTTACAGAAACAAGTTCTAAATCAAAAATTAATTTTTTTCCTGCCAATGGGTGATTAGCGTCCAAAACAACATTAGTTTCGTTTACTTCTTTAACCATAACATTCATAGGTCCTTGTTGTGTCATAGTTTGTAACATTTGGCCTACCTCAACATTTTCAGGAACTCTGTCTTTTGGAACCTCAACAACTAAATCTTCTCTAAGATCCCCATATGCTTCAGTATGATCCATCTCAATAGTTTTTTTATCACCTTCTTTCATACCCAAAAGACCTTTTTCAAAACCAGGAATTAAAGAACCTTGACCCAAAGTTGCCGATAATGGTTCACGACCTTCCATTAATGAAGTGTCAAAAACAGATCCATCTTCTAATTTTCCCGTGTAATTAACAGTCACGGTGCTGTTTACCTCAACAATTTTCATAAATTTTTTTTTCTAATCATAAAACAAAAAAATGTTTTTGTAAAACTATATTTATAATATATGTTAGATTTTTTAAAACATTTATATTTAACTCTTATAAATAAATACGGATCCTTTATGTGGTTTGGAGTCCATATGGGAGTGACACAAGTTGATTGGCATTGGTTTTTAGAATTTTTTTTGTGCGTGTTGATTAATTCCATGGTTTTACATACAATTTACCTTGAGTGGAAAGATGCGAAGTCCAAAAATTAGCATTTATATTGATTGGACTTTTATTCAATAACAACTTAACAAGATAAATAACGTATTTAAATTATGAAACACATTTTATTTTTATTTTTATTCCCCCTTTTTATTTATTCTCAGTATTGTCCTTATATTGGACCTGACTTAACTTTACCTTGTGGTGTAAACTCAACAACGTTAACTGCTGATCCATCACAATGTGGTCAAGGAGCCCTTCCTCAAGGAACCTCTAATTACGGAGTTACTAACATACCTTATGTTGTACAAGTTAATAACGGAACATTGGTACAACTTAGTGATGATTCACAATCTAATACGTTTAATATTGGGTTTACTTTTTGTTTTTACGGTTCTAATTATACACAGTTTCGTATAGGATCAAATGGATGGATTTCGTTGGGTGCTGGAGTTCAACCAGCCACTTTTGCCACTCAAGCAATACCTTCAGCAAATGCCGCAGTTCCCAAAAATTGTATTATGGGTCCGTGGCAAGATTGGAATCCAAGTTTAGGGGGTCAAATTAGATATCAAGTACAAGGAACTGCCCCTTGTCGTAAATTAGTAGTCAGTTGGATAGGTGTTCCTATGTTTTCTTGTACAAACCTTCAGGGAACTTTTCATATTATTCTTTACGAATCAACTAACGTGATTGAAAATCATATTGCAAATAAACCCGCATGTAATCAATGGGCAGGAGGAACCGCAGTTCAGGGTATTCACAACCTTTTAGGAAATGCGGCAGTTCCTGTTGCAGGTAGAAACTCAACACAATGGACCACTGTTAACAATGCTTATCGTTGGACGCCAAGTGGAGGTGTAATTCAGCCAACATGGACTTGGTATCAGGTTGGAAACCCTAACCCAATTGGTACGGGATTGAGTATTACTGTTACTCCTCCAATCGGAGGAGCTTATTATACCTGCCAACCAGTGTTCCCTTCTTGTAATGCTGGTTGGTCCTCTTGTAACGCAGGAGTTGGACAAGGTCCTGATACAATTTTAGTAACACCAACACCAAATTTACCACCTCCCACAATTACTCCAACAGATCCTTTGTGTAATAATGGTTGTAATGGATCAATAGTTGTAACTCCTGTTGGCGGATTAGGTCCTTATATTATCAATTGGTCTAATGGGTCAAACACTCTAACATTAAATAATTTGTGTTCAGGGACATATAATTTCTCTTTGACCGATGCAAATGGGTGTGTATATAACGGAACTTCAACTTTATTAAACCCACCACCATTACAATTACCAACAGTAACGTCAACTAACCCAACTTGTTTTGGTTATTGTGACGGATCATCAATTGTTAATCCTATAGATGGACTTGCACCATACACATATCTTTGGAATGATGGTCAAACCACTCAAACGGCAACTAATTTATGTTCGGGAAACTATTCTGTGACTGTTACAGACGCAAATAACTGTCCTGTAACTCAAACCACAACGTTAGTTGATCCTCCACTTGTAACAATTAACCCGATTACAGGATCAGACACAGTTTGTTTTAACTCTACAGGTAATTTATACAACGTCTCAAGTGTTTTTCCTAACCTAAACTACGTATGGACTAACACGATGGGAAATATCTCGTCAGGACAAGGGACAAATCAAATAAATTTGGACGTAACTGGTGTGAATGGGGGTCTATATTCCAATACTTTATCAGTTATTGGTGTAAATCAAGTTGGATGTCAGTCACAACCTCAAACTTTTTCTATTGTTGTATTGAATATACTACCTGTAATTACACCTATCGGTCCGTTTTGTGAATATGACAACTGTATTAACTTAATTGCAACCCCACCTAATGGAATTTTCAGTGGATTAAACGTTTGGGGTAATCAATATTGTCCTGACAATGGGTTTATTGGGTTAGATTTTGTAAATTATATGTATTCTCAGTCAGGATGTTGGTTTGATACGTCAATTAACGTTCAAGTTTATCCACGACCTAACATTTTACCTGTGACAAATGGTGTTGTTGATGAGAATTTAGAGTATCATCAAATATGTGAGGGTGATACTGTATCAGATGTGTTTAGTTTATCATCAGTTAGTGGTGGATATAACGAATGGTATGTGTTTGGGGATACAATTACTAACAATACGTTAAATATAACGTGGGATATGGACGGTATATTCACTTTTCAGGGAGTAAGATGGGACAATGGGTGTGTTTCTAACCCCCAATCCTTCACCATAACCTTAGAATTGTGTCCAAATGAGATATTTTACATCCCAAATGCCTTTACACCCGATGGTGATGAAAGAAATAACATATTAAAACCAATAATCACCTCAGGAGTGGACATTTTTAACTACTCTTTTGTGGTTTTTAATAGGTGGGGACAGATTGTATGGGAATCTTTTAATACCAATGTGGGTTGGGATGGGACATATAACAATATTCCTTGTCAAGATGGGGTTTATACGTGGAAATTAAAATTTAAAAGTCCCAAAACCGATGAAATCAAAGAATTTTACGGTAGTTTTACGCTTATTAAGTAATAGATATTTATTTATATGAGTAAAAAGAAAAATCCTGAGTTAAAAGAGGGTGATCGCATTGTTTTAATCTACATGCCAGGTGAAGATATTGATACAGGAACCAAAGGAAGGGTTAAAAGTATTGGTCAAGCACCATCTTTCGGGGAATCACCTAGTTATATGTATAATGTAGAGTGGTTAGATGACGATGGTAAGGTAATTAGCACCCTTTCTTTACTTCCTGAGGCCGATTCTTGGATATTAGATCCCGAATTTACTCAAAATGACCTAAATGAGGCCAAAAATCGTGTAATAACTGACTTAGATGAGTTAATTAGACGACATGAGTGGTCGAGACTCTTTAAAAAGTCCGATTTGAAGTATATTTTAGACTATTTGGAGGTAATTAGACAGTTAGGTGTGGTAAATATGTTCCAATCAGGTCAATTTTTAGGTCAAACTAAAGATTATTTAACAAAATACTTTGATTTATACCGAATGCAACGTGAATTAGACGATAATGATGAAGAAAAAATAGAAAAAATCTTAGAAATGTCTGAAAACGTAAGAAATATCATGATTTCAGCCGCAATTACCGATTTAGAGCAAAAAAATGTAGAAATTACAGGTAGATCAGCAACAAATAGGGTAAATAAACTAACAACTGAACTTGTAAAACACTTTATGGGTAGATAATCGTGTTTTTTTTACCTAAAAACTTGATTATATCACAAAAATTGACGATTTTTTCATAAAAACACACATATTATGACATTATTATCAATTTCTTTATTAGTTTTTAGTATTATTATCCTTTTTACTACCATTTTATTCATTATTTGGTGGAAAAAATACGGAAAATCACTATTTTCTACCCTAAAAGACCTAAAAAACATGCAAAATCCGTCAAATTTCGTTCAAAATCTTGGAAATTTGGATAATTTAGAGGATTTTTATCAAAATATTGGTAATTTTGGGGGTCAAATGGGTAATTTTAACGAAAATATTACTAAATTTAACCAAAGAATGAGTGAAATTGGTAAAAAAATGGGTCAAAAGTAGATAAAAACACCGAAAAAAGACCTATTTTAGGTCGTTTTTTGTCTCTATATATACAAAAAAACCCCCTATTTTGGGGGTTTTTACGTTAAAATAGGGGTATTTTTACTCGTTTTCAGGATTATCTTCTTTAAAGAAATTGGTTAAAAACTTACCAACAACACCAAATATAATAGACGATACTATCATAGACTTTATTTCTAAGGGTGTAAATATGTCTTTTAAGTTGTCGAATTGCCATAAACCACCTATCGCAAGAACAGAAGCGATTGCCAATAAAGAATCACCCCATTTTCTCCATTTTTTGGGTGTTGGTTTCCAATAATCACTAGTCATTTTTTTTAACTTTGTCATTTTAGATTCCTTTAATAAGGTTTATTGATTGTTTTAGGTATTCTTTAGCTCTTGGGGACGGAGTATATTCATCATCCTTAGTTTGAAGGTTTAAAACCCTTTCAATGTCCTTAACTAACTCAGTTCCGTGTTCATTTTCTTTATATAACTCGATGATCTTATCCATGGCTTTATTGCATTCACCTGTAGTCTCGTCATAATAGTTTTTATTCCTAAACTTATTCAAATGATTCATCATTTCATATGCCAAATGTGTTCCACCGTCTTTAATGTCTTTAAACAAACGGATATTATTCAAAATCCCTAAAGTATCAACCATAGAGTTAACCCCTGTAATTCTTTTGGTAATCCCTGGTGTGTATTTATCAAATTCACCCGCTCTCCCGACTATTTCGTCTAGAGGCATAACATTTTCAGGAATACACTTAGGTTTTTCCTTTTTATTTTTTTTTCCTTCCATTTCGTTTTCTAAAAGAACTTTTCTAATGACTCTATTTAGGTCACGGTTATTAAATTGATTTCGTTTCATCTTATAATATATTTTAAAAACTTTAAGTATTTATAATAATAAATATTAGATAATATGAAAAATATTAATGACATTATAAGGAAAGTATTGATTGAGTCATTTTTAAGACCTAAGTTTATTTTTGAGGATTTCTATGGGTCGGTTGAAGATGTTGATTTTTTAAATGAAGCCGAATATCAAGGAAGAAAAGTTCAACTTGGTAAAATAATGCAGGGTGACGTAAAAAAGTTTAAGGTTTATGTTAAAAATGACAAAGGTAAAGTTGTTAAAGTTAATTTTGGTTTTGGTGGTAAATCAGCAAAAGGGAAAAGAATGGTTATTAAAAAAAATAACCCAGAAAGACGACGATCTTTCAGAGCAAGACACAATTGCGATAATCCTGGACCAAGATGGAAACCAAGATATTGGGCTTGTAGAACTTGGTAATAAATAACTAAATTAACACAATTTTATTTTGGGTAATTATTTTTTAGCAAAAAAAATAGATTTAATGGAGAGTTATAGATATGACTCATTAGTTCGACAGATTATAAAGGATATTGTTCTTATGTATAAAAAAGAATCTGACGGGCATTTTTATTTACCCTACGATGTTGATGAAGAGTCTGACGAATACGACTTTAAAGACATATTTGTTTCTGTTGAATTAATTTTGGAAGAGTCAAATACGGTTGACGATTTTTTATTAAACGCCGATTTTTATCCCGATGATGATACTATTGTTGTAAAAATAGTATATAATCCAGAATTTAAAACTAAAAATATCTACAACATGGTCGGAGAATTAAACGAACTCATTGCACACGAACTTAGACATAGTCACCAAAAAAATACCGGTCTATTTGATTTGGATTCTGACATGGATGTTGATGAAGAAAAAGGTTTCGAGTATTATACAAGACCTGAGGAAATTGACGCTCAATATTACGGATTCAAAAGAATGTCAAAAATCACAAAAAAACCTTTCGATGAATTAGTTAAAAATTGGTTCAAAAAGTATAAGGATGTTCATCAAATGGATGATTCTGAAGTTGAAGAAACTGTATCGATGATATTAAATTACAGACCTAAGATTTAAACCTATCTATAATCTTTTTGACTAGCATATAAACAATATGTGATGTAAAAATCCCGCCTAAATAGTGTCCTACACCCATCGCTAATAATTTAATTTGTTTTTCACCTATTGATAAATCTGAAAGATCTTTCAATATTGGAACTAATGGGACCAAAAACGTGTAGGCGATCATATTAGAGACTTTTGAAAAAGTTAAATTCAAACTTTCTAAAAAACCGAAAAGAGCATCTCTTAAATCATAGGATTTTGAAAGTGCTCTATCAAAAAACGTAATTAATTTTTTTTCTTTTATTAGTTCTAACACCTCACGTAATTTTTCCTTATTCGAGGAAAAAAAAGTTAAAATTATACCAAAAGATATTAGGGTTATGTCTGTTTCTGTTAGGTTTGGATATCTACCACTCATATATTTTGAAACAGGTCCCACAAATCCCCCTATTACAGAACCCCAAGTTCCCAAAAAAACAAAATCAATTCCAAATTGTTTTTTTACGTCTTCGATAATTTTTTTTGTAAAGTTTTTCGAATTAGTAAAAATATCCGACATGGCATTTTCTTTAGATTCTTGTAGAACTTTAATGTATTGCGATTCTGTTAAAATTATATCCATACTATATGTAAATATCTTTATATGGAATAATAATTTATAAATTATAAACTTAAATTATATTTCTATTTTAATTTATATCGTAGTTGAGATATTTATATAAAAAAATATAGTTATGAATTCATACTTTTTTAAAATGAACAAACAAGAAAGAGAGAACATCTTGGATCAACATAAACATGTATATGATGGTTATGTAACAAAATACAATCAACAATCAAACCAATATCCTCTTTATGTTCAGGATTTGGCAAATGATAAAAATGGTATTACGGTAAATAATAAAGGATTGGTTAAGACTTATACTAACGTAGGTATTAATGAAGGTCTTTTAGATATGATTGCCGATGGGCCTATGGACTTAGAAAACGGAACGATAGATATTGATAGTGTGAGTCAAACAAATTCAATCAATAAAAAAATGTTGGACCAATATTATCCATCACCCAACGAGGAAGAAGAAGAATTTGTAACCTATGGTAAAATCTCAGATGAAGAGGACATACCAAACACAAGCTTACAAAACTTAGATAGGTTTGAATATGATATTGACGAACTTGAGGACTATTCAGCGAGCAAAGATTATGACAATACAGACGAAGAATATTTAACTTACAGTGAAAGACTACAAGATACACTACAAAATGTTGATGAAGAAATACTACCTGAATTAGTTCAACAATTGTATGAGTCGAGACACATGTTCGAAAGATTCAAAAAATACAACTAAAATGGAAATTCAAGAATTGATTTTTTTTTATCTACACGAAAACACAAACACCATAGAAGTTCAATTTAGATTAAATGTCGATTCTGAGGATGAAATTAGAATTGATAATATCAATTTAAATGAGGCTTCTGATTTTGGTTATGATTTGATATTAGAGGAAATTGAATCATATGACGATGATGACGAAGAAAATTTATATTGGTTTGATTCCCCATCAATTGACGAAGACAATCTAATTAGTTTTCTAAATGAATATTATATAGTGAGCCCCGAAAAACTACCAAAACCCGAGTTAATCTAAGGACCAACTCGAGTTAAAAACATGGTTGTGGTTTCACCACTGCTGTTTGAACCATAATCATAGCTTCCTGATGTTCTAATAACAAGACTTTCAGGACCATCATCAATTATTTTCCAAACTCTACGAGTTCCATCGTAATCAAAAACAATATATCCCAAATCATATACGTTTCTTTGACCATGAACGTAATATGTGAATTTTTTAGTCCAAGTTGTCCCACCACTGGGTAAATCAATAGGATAGAAATAAATTACAGAATAGTCCAAAGCAAGTCTTGTAAACCCAACCTCAATAGAATCCAAAGGTTTTGTTTCACTTTCATTTACGTAAAGCGTTCCGGGGTAAAAAACTTGGTTCAACCCTGAATAGTCTCGGTTTTCATAAGTAATTTTATCTATACGATATTCTCCACTTAAACTAAGAAGTGGTGGTTGTGCATACTTTACACAAGAGCTTATAACAAGAGATAAAATAAGAATTGATAAAATGTTTTTCATATGGTTTTAATTTCTACAAATATAAATATATTTTTTTAATTACAAGGACTATTTATTAAAAAAATGGAATTAGACGAAATAATTTATTTACTGAAAAGATATACAACAACCGAATCGAAAGATGAGATTGGAGAACAAGATGCTGGAGGATCGGGAGGTGGTGGCGGAGCTGCTTATCCTACGGTTACAAAATGGGAAACAGGACTAACGAGAAGTGTTGCAAATCAAATAGATTATAAGGCTAAGTGGAAAGATTTGAACAAACTGACTAGAGGGAAGGCAAATACTTTATTATAAACATTTTTTAATGATATTTATAAAAAAACTATGAACTACAATAATTTAAAATTGGTCGGTATATCTCACGATGTAAAATATATTTTTACAAATGAGGGTATATTAGAGACCAATTCTTTTTTTTCAAATTCCAAAACAAATTTAATCGAATATTCTTACGAAAACCTTCACTTAGGTATTCAAATGTTAAAGGAACATTATTCGACATTTTATAAGGCGAATCAAATATCTCTTATAGAGTATTCCAATTCACCTAGAAGATCTTTATATAGATTACTCGAGATCTTTGAATTGAAAAACTACACAACCATTATAAAGGAATGGGAAGAAGTTTATGGAAACAAATTACTTCTAATCAATGAATCAGTAGATAAACTACTTGTTGAAAGTAGGGTAAATGATGCTTGGAATAGTATCTCAAACATTTTACATGAAAATATGATTGGGGATTTCTTTAGTGACCCTATTGGATCAATCGGTAGAGGTGTAAAAAATGTTGGTAGTTGGGTTTACGATCAAGGAAAAAAGGCCGTTGATTGGACTGTAGATCAGGCAAAACAAATTAGAGATAAAGGATTTTTTACATGGGCAGGAGAAAAAGTTAGTAACGCTTGGAATTATGTTAAAGATGCGGTTGCAAGGGCATGGAATTGTTTAACAAATAATTTCTTTGAGTGTTTAATGGAGGGAATTAGAGACGCATCATTTTCTGCCGTGGGAATGGGAGTTATGACCGCAATTTCATTTATTCCTGGTGTGGGTCAAGTGGCGGATGTTATAGTATTTGGTAGTTTGTTAATTTGGGACATTTACAAAATGTTGAGCGGTAAATACGAATCAGGTAAATACAAATGGAGTTGGATGGAAATAATTATCGACGCCATATGTGCCGTGTTACCAGCGTTAGGGTTTTTAGCAAAATCGGCTCTTAGAGGAATCAAGGGATTTGCCGAATTGGGAATTAAGGCGGCAACTGAAGGAGGTATTTTTAGAAGAGTTCTAAACTTTTTCAAGGGAAGCCTTGGTAAAATATTTTCTGCAATAGGAAAATCTATGAAGTTTGTCGGAGAAAAATTAGGATTAACATTTCTTGAAAAATACGGAGCAAAGGCCGAAACAATTTTAACAAAAGAAGTTGAGGTTGCTGAAAAGGCAGCACAAACAGCCGCTAAGGAAGGTGAAAAGGGCGTTGTAGGAACAGCAAAAGATTCACTTAAAAAGGCGGGCGAAGGAGTTAAACAATTTACCAAAGATTTCAAATTTACTAAACCAATTCCTGTGGTTTTAAAAAAATCGGGAAAAACAGTATTAGTTACCGCGGCTCTTTGTGCCGCTCTTGGTGTTGATGGGTGGACTTGTCAACACAAAATAGAAAATGGTGAGATAAGCGAAGAACAAATTAAAAAAGCGGAAGAAGACTTAAAAGCCGGATTAAAATCAGATAAACTAAAACAAGAAATGTCGAAATTAACCGTGCAAGATGCTGAAGCACAGGGATTATTTTAAATATTATGGAAAATTTAAAAGAACAACTTAACAGAATCAAATTATTATACAACTATAATTTGAACGAAACTTATGAAGAAAACAAAATTAAACAGTCGTCCAAAAACTATTTGAATGAGGCTGCTGCCGAGGCCCTAATCGCAGCCAAGGAGTTGGGGAACGCAGAAAGAGCCATCCTACATAATAGTTTAGAAACTGTAGTTGCCGATATAGGTGCAGTCACTATTAAAAATGAGAAAGGAATTTTTTCATCAACAAAAAATGTCGAAGAAATAGTGTTGGCGATGAAAGAAGGAAGAATTGCGGGTGCTGAGTTAGGTAATATTGGTAAGTCTCTCTTAAAAAGCCCGGCAACAAGCACAGAGATTAAATCATTAGCAGCCGAACTGGTAACATCATTTCCATCTTTTGAACAAAAATATGGTATGTTAACAAGAGAACAAGCCGTAAACGAACTAATGAATGGTCCTGGAAAATATACAAAAGGTGAAGCAGAAACTCTTATGAATAAGTATAAGTCGAGAAAAAGTCGAGTTGATCCAATCGAGCCCCCTAAGACAGGTGAAGGACCGAAACCAAGTGAAGGACCGAAACCAAGTGAAGGACCGAAACCAAGTGAAGGACCTGTAAATCAAAATAATATCAACCTCAATATAACTAACCAAGTTCAATCCGAGGGATTTAAAATTGCGGAAGAGTATGGACCTCACATGGATGATGCAGCAAGAAAAAGAAAATGGAAAGACTCTCAAGATTGGTTAAAAAATGACGAAAGAGGGTTTATGGAAGAATATAATAGAGTTAGTAAGGGATCAAGACTTAGAAGAGGTCTTAATTGGGGTCGAAAAATTATGTCTTGGGGAACTCTTTGGGGAATATTTAAAATTGCGGGAATAGGTCTAACTTTATGGGCCGTATATAGTTTATTTACAGATAGTGGATGGAAAGTTAAAGACGATGATAAAATAGATGATGATGACGGCGGAGGCGGCGGCGGAGACGATGACGGAGGAGGTGGAGGATCACCTGATGACGACCAAAACCAAGGAGTGTTGATCGACGTTGATGGTAATAAATATATAGAATGCACACCACCTTATTATAAGGGTTGTGTCGCTAAAAAAGGAAATGACGACATAAGAAAGGCTCAAGATTGTTTGGGTGTAACACCTAATGGTTTCTTTAATAAAGAAACAGAAGACGCATTATATAAAAAAATAAACAAGAAAAGTTTTAGTCCATCAGATATGCCATCGATATGTGCGACGAGTTATGGGGCTAGTAGATTCTCTTATTAAAAAATATAAAAAAAATGGATATTTCAAAAAAACTAACACAAATCCTATTAGAACAAGAAGCTAGTAAAGAAACTAAAGGAGTTAATGTCTCCGATACAGGTAAAGTATTGCAAAATACTATTAATTTTTGCCAAGGTATATCTTTTCTAAAAGATAAGGCGATTAAGTCTATGAGTAGAACATCACCAAAAGATACAACTAGCGGACAACCATTAATGGCTAAATTCAAAGATGTTTATAACTCGGGTAAAGAAAGTGTTGCCTTTGCTTCCGGAGACGATGGTAGTGGAAATATTATAGTTGTTTTTGGTATGCAAGATCCGAACTTAACAGATCAAGCATTATTAGGATACAGAGTTACAACAGGAGCAGTTGCCGACAGGATAACTGACGGTATTGCAAAAGGGTGTCAATATTTACAAAAAATAGAAGATGTGGGACAAGCACAACTTTCGGCTTATGATAGATCTAGACTTGATGCTTTTATTAAAAAACAAGGTGGTTTATTTACCTCAACTGATCCGAAAGATCCGTTGAACTATAGAGAATATAAAATGAAGAATCTCAAAGACGCTGACGGATTACCTTTATTACAAAGTCCAGGTGAAGGTATTGTTTGGAAAAAAGTCGAACAAGATCAAGGAACTATGGGTGATGTTGCAGGTGAAGTTGATGACTTTATGAAAGAACAAGGATTTACAAAAAACAAACCAAAGGCAGGAACCGATGAAGCAAATTATGGGTTTTATCTAAAAGACGTTCAAGGAGATTTACCATCATTAAGTATTGATCCTGATATCAGAAATACAGGAATATATTTCCCTGACCCAAGTTATACAAGTGAATACGGTGGTTCAGTTTTGACTCCTGATAGAAAGGCTTGTAAATCTGTAATTAAAAGACTTTACGATTGCAAAACAAAAACAAACAAAGCAGGATGTTCCGCAAATCTATTTAGAGATAAGTTTATTGCTCTTTCGTGTGGTGATAAAAACTTTATCGAAGGTCCTTTTGGAAAAGGAGATGAATATAAGGCAATTTTTTCAGATCCAGGTCCATACGGATTGGCAAATCTAAACAGAGCAAGAGGTAAAGCGAAGTATTCTTCAATGACAGAATCTCTTAACAAAAAAATCAACAAAAGATTAAACGAAGATTTCAAAAGACTTTCTTTTAATAAAAAAAAAATTCAATTTGACAATCAACTAGTTGAGTCATTAGCAGATCAGTTGGTTGTAAGTGCATTATTCGACTTACAAAAAGATTTCAAAAAATTCCAAAGATTGGATGAAAATGCAATAACCGATTTTCTATCTAGTGCTGGAAGTAAAGCTTTAGAAGGCGGAAAAAACTTAGTTAGTAATTTAGGAAGTAAATTGGGAACGGGTCTAAGTCAAGGATTTAAAGAGACGATCGCAAAAAAAATAATTGGCTGGGCAGGTTTCGACCCAAATGGTTATTTCGCTCTTTTAATCGCTAATATTTTTGCAAATCTTGAATTTAAGGATTATATGAATTTTATTAGTGATTGTGAAAAGTTTAGTGAAATTATTACAAAATCAGCGTTAGAGGCGTGGTTAGATAAAGCAGTTGTATCAATGAAAGGTGGTGAAGCTGGAACTATATCAACTTTTGTTTATACGGCCCTAAAAAATACCGTAACTGAGGCAGCAGCAAACACACCAGCATTTAGAGCATTAGAAGGGATGGCAACCAAAATTGTTTGTGGAATTATAGAAGGTGTAAAAGAGAGCGGGATTATTACAAGTTTTTTCTAATTTTTTTGGTGGTATAGTTTTTTTGTTTATCTTTGTATCAAATAATAGAAAAATGAAAAATCCAATCAAAAGTTTAATTAGTGTTTTAGTTTTATGTCTAATCGTTTTTTGTCTATTAAATGATAAAATGCAAATTGCCATTTTAGAAAAGGTAGAAAAAATATTCAAAACAGATTTATCCACACTCAAACAAAATATCAAAAACGATGATTTATCGATTGGTGGTGGAAATACGGCCGAACCTTTTGATGAAAACAAATACAAATCTTATTCTGCCGAGTCGGTCGAGTATTTCAAGGAAATCGCTTTAGGTCGTGAATTTAAAAGTGATAGTGAAGTTCTTAAGCGTTGGGACAAGGACATGAAAATATATGTTGGAGGAAACACCAATGAAGTTTTGAATAGTGAGTTGGAACGAATTGTATTGGAATTGAACAACATAATTGATCCCATCAATATCGAAATCGTTTCTGATTCATCATTATCCAATATGTATATTTATTTTGGATCTTACAAAGATTTTAGTTTGATTAAACCAAACATTGATTATGGATTACTAAAGTCAAATTGGGGTCTTTTTATAGTTAAACAAAATTCAGGTTGTATGTATGTTGATATTCATAGGGCTAATGAACTCGAGCAAAAACATTTACTTCGTGAAGAATTAACACAATCTTTAGGTTTATGTGATGATTCTTACAAATATCCTGAAAGTATTTTTTATCAAGGTTGGACAACAACAACAGAATACGCACCGATTGATAGAGAACTAATTGACATGTTATACAATAATTAGTATATTTATAATAGTTCTTTGAATGTTAGAGGAGTGTCAGAGCGGTCGAATGAGGCGGTCTTGAAAACCGTTGATCTTTACGGATCCGGGGGTTCGAATCCCTCCTCCTCTGCAAAATGTGAAATATGGGTCCATAGTTAAACGGATATAACCCTAGCCTTCTAAGCTTGTATTCCTGGTTCGATTCCAGGTGGACCTACTACTTTCCCATGAATTTCCCTGTGACAATTAGAACAAACTAAAATATATTTATATTAGTATTATGGAAGACATACATCAACAAATTCACGAGGAGTTTATTAACTCTGAAGATTATGATAAGTATCTTTATGATATTTATAATTATGAACCTCAACGAACAGATCCACAGGATTAAAAACTTGATGTATGAACAACCACAAGTCCAAATTGTATATAAAGGTGATTTAGATGGATACTTTGGAAAAAACATTGAGTTAACGTCTCCTGATAATAATACTATTGGTTTTATCCATATATCCAAAATGAATGATGGTGAAAATTTAGATCTGAACTTCAATACTTTATATGACGAATCCAAGTTTCAAACCATTCCATTAAATTATGATAATTGTCTTTTTATGCACACTTTAGAGGTGGATGAAAACCATAGAAAACAGGGACATGGGTCACACTTATTAGATTTGGCACATGAATTTGCAAAAAATAACGGATATAATTATCTATCTTTTATTTCTGATAATGATAATGAAATTGCAAACAACATTTATCAAAAAAGAGGTTATAAGTCATTAAATTCTAATGACAATTCTAGTTTTTATTTTGTTGAATTGTAAAAATTACTTATCTTTACAGTATGACAAACAAATTACCATACGAAAAAACAGGAAATGCGATTAAAGGATATAGTGATTCTGCCATCGCCAAAGGAGAAACAAATGATTGTGTTGTTAGAGCATTTGCATCTTCATTCGATGTGTCTTATGATTACGCTCACAAATACGTTGCAGATGAGTTTGGAAGAAAACCAAGAAAAGGAACTTACGGGACTATAACAACTCTTGTTAAAATGGCCGACAGTTTGATCAAGGTTAACGGTAAAAAAGTTTGTCCTCTTGGAGTAAGACACAACGATCATTTGTTAAGATCATTAATGTATGATGTTAAAGTAAAAGGTGAGACTAAAAAAAGAAACATGACCGTTGGAACATTTGTTAAACAAAACCCAAAAGGAACTTTCTTTGTATTGGTTAGAAGACACGCTTTTACAATCAAAGACGGTGTTGTAATTGGAAACCCTGAAGATTCAATTAAAACAAAACGACCTATGAGGTGTGCATTTGAGATAAAATAATATTATGAAAACAATTTTTATTACTCTTTTATTTTTTACCTTCATTGGTTATTCTCAACCTTTGATGAGACAATATTCAAATATGGATTATCAGTCAATTGCGGAATCCAACTTTAAAAAAATAACCTTTAAACCAAAAAATGATTATGTTTATAAACTTGATTATGGACAATTCCAATTGTCGGTAAGCACCAAATTAAAAAGGGTTCCCTTCCAGGATAAATTCTCTGATCTAACCGTGGACGATATTTTATTTGCAGGTTCTTACGACATAAGGGCAAGATTTTACATATCTCCAAATGTTAAGGTGTTTCAACGAGCCTTTATCACAGGATTAAGTAATGGTCAAGTTTTTCATACGACAGGAGTTATAATAAAATTTTAGAAAAAAACTTGTCAATTAAAAAAAGATTACTATATTTGTAAAGAAATTGAAACTTTTTAAAAAAACGATATAATTATAATAAAAATGAAAAATACACTCAAACATATGGTCAATTGTCTACCGAGCAATCAGTGGTCGTTTAGCTATATTACGCGAAATCAGTCGAGGGTATTTTCACTTATGAGTTAAAAACGTTTAACTAACATAATAAAAGGAATGTAAAACCCGAGACTTAAAAATCTCGGGTTTTTTGTTTTATATTGGCTCTGTAAGCATTGATGGCGATGCGTCTGACTTGTAATCAGAAGAAATCAGTTCGAATCTGGTACGGAGCTCAAAAAGGTTCTTTGACATATTGGTTTCATAAATTGTCTCGTAGCCTAAAGGCAGGGCACCGGATTTTGACTCCGGGTGTGTTGGTTCGAGTCCAGCCGAGACAACGATAATGGAAGAGTAATCACAACGGCTTGTGACTCCGTCTTGAAAACGGCAGGTACTGAAAGGTATGGGGATCGACACCTCACTCTTCCTCCATATAGGGTAGTTGACTAATTGGTAAGTCACCACGTTTGGGACGTGGACGATGCAAGTTCGAGTCTTGTCTACCCTACTATAAATAAACAAATAAAAAAACAAGTATCATGGAAAGTGACAAGTATGACAAACAAAACCCCTCGTAGCTTAATCGGGAAAGCACCATACTTTTAATATGGGGAGAGTCGGATCGTAACCGGCCGGGGGGACAAAAAAAATTTAGTAAAACTGAGCGTTCATTACCAAAAAGTGGTTACTTTTGTTCTGAAAAACTAAAACAAGCACCTTTAGCTCAGCAGGTAGTAGCGGTTGTTTTACATACAACAGGTCACAGGTTCGATCCCTGTAGGGTGCACGAGGAGACTGTTACTAATTCATAGACCTTATGTGGACGACGGTATCATAGAATTAGATTTTTGGGAGAGTTGAGCAATTGGTTGGCTCAGCAGACTGTAAATCTGTCGCGAAAGCCTTGGGGGTTCGAGTCCCTCCTCTCCCACACTGGACTGGTAGCTCAGAGGCAGAGCAAAACCCTGTTAAGGTTGAGGTCGAGATATCGTAATTCTCCCAGTCCGCAAAAAACTACGGCACATATACCCTCCGTCTGATACGCGGTTGAAAGGTTAATAGGTCCCATGTAGGTTCGATTCCTACTGTGCCGACTACGGAAGATAAACCTTGATGGAGATAGGGTCCGCCTGCTAAGCGAGATGTACCTTCGGGTATTTGGTTCGATTCCAATGTCTTCCGCAACTTATGACAAAAAATAATTCATATGAATGACAGATATAAAAAAATAGATGAAAAATCAAAAATAGTTACAGATGGATTGGGTTGTAAAATTGACGATGGTATAAGAGAGTTAATTGTTTTACTTAATTATAATAACATCGGAACAACACAATCTTGTTGGGGACACAAAAATTGGGGTGAAAAATTTCCTTGGTTTGACATTAAGAATGAATATCATAAGAATATAGAAAACATTATTTTTGATTTAGAAATTGAATTTGAGAAACTTGGTGATGATACAATAAGATTTTACCCAAAGTGTAAAAAATTGATAAAGGGTAGAAAAGAGTTTAACAAGTTAAAAGACAAACTAAAACAAATTAGTAATTTTTTATAATCTGCCGATAGGAAAGGTTTCCGGTCCGGGCTCATATCCTGGATGTCATTTGGTTCGATACCCTTTATCGGTACTACATGGTGTATGTAGCTCAGTTGGCAGAGTGCTTGATTGTGGGTCAAGAGGTCATGGGTTCGACCCCCATCATACACACAAAATACCTTCGTAGTTCAATTGAAAAGAACCTGTGACTACGGATCACAAGATGGGAGTTTGAGTCTCTCCGAAGGTACAATATTTGCGTCGTAGCTTATGGAAGCGGCAGGCCTCCAAAACCTCGCATAGACATGGGTTCGATTCCCTGACGACGCGCCAAATAAGGACCGGTAGCTCAGTTGGTAGAGCGCTAGACTGAAGATCTAGGCGTGGATGGTTCGATTCCGTCCCGGTCCACAAACAATTAAAAAGGAGATAAAATGAACCGAGTATTTAGAAAGGTTGATGGAAATCCAGTTTCTGACATATCAAAACACACTTTGGATATTTTAAATGAATGTCCTTATGTTGAAATTCATGTTGGAACTGATTCTCAAAACCACAGAAGATCGACTGTATATGTAACCGCAATAGCATATCGGTATGGAAACCGCGGAGTTCACTATATATATCACAAACATAAGGTTAAAAAAATTCGTGATAAGTGGACAAGGTTATGGAATGAAGCCGATTATTCAATTGAGGTTGCAAACTTTTTAACAAGTAAGGTGAATGTTAAACTTGAGATTGATCTTGATTATAACGCTCAAGAACAACACTTTAGTTCAAAGTTGGTTGGTCCTGCGGTTGGGTGGGTTAATTCTTTGGGTTATAAGGCGAATATTAAACCTGATAACCAAATTGCAACAAAGGCGGCAGATTTTCATTGTCGTTAATTGGTCGGGTGTCTGATAGGTAAAGTCCAGATCTGCAAAATCTCGGTATGTGGGTTCGAATCCCACCCTGACCTCAACAAATGCCCCTATGGCGGAATTGGCATACGCATGTGATTTAGGATCACAATTTTGCAGGTTCGAGTCCTGCTGGGGGCACAAAAAATAGTATATATACTAAATTTTAGATTTTTTCTAAAATAATAACTTTTTGATCTCATATTTATTAATATGAAAAAAATAATAAGAATTACAGAATCTGATTTGACTAACATAGTTAAACGAGTGATTAAAGAAAATGAAAATAATAGATTAGGTAAAGTTTATTTCAATAACGAGAATTATCCTGGATTTATGTATGTTAAAGAAATATTACCTAAATATCAAATGTATTGGGTTGGGACTATGACAAATGAAGTATTACCTACTGAATTAATAAAAGATGATGATATGGATATCTATTGGTTAGAATCACCCGATGGTAAAACATTTGGTTACGAACTTTTTGAAGATGATTTAAAAGGTAAAAAATATTTAGTTTTAGATTTAGTTGACCCACAAGAAATTGAGAAATATCTAAGAAATGGCGGTGAATGGTTCCCAAGTCACTACGAGGCGTAAATTAAAAAAATAATCCATAAAACTTGACACTTTCTAAAAGTATCATATATTTATAACAAAACTTAAAAACCGCAAATGAAAAATTTACACATATTATTGATAGGGGGCGATTTAGCTGAGGCAACTTTCAAGAGGAGGGTGTAATATTTTATACATATAATATTTAGAACCCCTCCCCAAAAAAGAGGGGTTTTTTTGTGAATATAAGTTTGGTAGTTTCAAAAAGATCACTATCTTTGTGAAACAAAAGACAAAGGTTCTTTGACATAATGGTGAAAATGGTTCGGTGTTGGAATCGGTATACACGTTCGGCTTAAGATCGAATGCGCAATGCGTGAGGGTTCGAGTCCCTCCCGGACTACAGAAAAAAATAAAAAATATTTTACAAAGTGTTTGGCAGATCAAAATAAAGTTCTTATATTTGTAAAACAAACAACGGGGGTGAGAAAATGTGATGGTGGACTCACCCCCACACAAAAGAGAAAAAGTTCATTGACATATTAGATTGGTAAGATAGCAGATAGACCTATATCGGCAGAATCCCATAGGGAGTCAGAAATGACGAGCAAAACGGAGCCCCTATCAGACTAATGGATTGAGGAGGTACTCAAAGTTTTCCGAAAGGTTAACAGGTAAAAACGATGGTTTGGGTAGAACGGATGTTAAAGGCGAGGTATAGGTAGTACGGATGGGGTGACCCACGAATGAGTAAATCTTAAGGTCTTACCATTTTTTAAGATATTAAGTGTTTAACGGCAAAGTATTGATAAAGTGTTAGAGAGGATAAAAATCTGTGAAACTTAAAAGACAATTAGGAAGAGTGATCTTTACGTTGGGAACTAAAAGTGGAGATAATAAAGTATCTATAACCGTTAAACATTTTAAAATATTGATAGTGGTTTTCCCCACTCAACGGATGTCGACAATCCAGAGTGGATCAGGAATTCATCACCGTTTCTGCCGAGGCCTCGTAAAACTACGATTAAGCAGTTAAGATTGGAGCGAGATGGGTACTCCAACACTATCGACAATATTGTGTTGTTCCCTTGAGAAAGGAATTGTAAAGAAGAGTGACATTACTTGAATTACAAAAATTGTAATCGCACACTACAACACAGAGGACCTCTCATTCTCAAATGGTCAGGTGGCGAAACGGTTGCCAATAGTTCAAAGTGTTCTCGTATAAAATTCGAGATATAGGTCGCAGGTAGAATAGCCTGCCACAATGACAATACAGGTTCGAATCCTGTCCTGACTACAAAGTGTTGTTCCCTTGAGAAAGGAAGACTGAACAGACGCTACGTATGAAACTGATTACATTAAAAGTAATGTCAATCGTTTGATTGGGGGTAAAACAGTACAGACAACACAGAGGAACTCAACCTCAAATAGTCAGGTGGCGGAATGGTAGACGCATCGGAAGAGTGGTGTGGGTTCAAGTCCCAAGTAATTAAGTCGGTCACCAATACAGGTTCAAATCCTGTCCTGACTACAAAAGACACAAAAAGTATATTTTTTTTTACTAAAAGTGTGTCTTTTCTATTTTTTCTTGATATTTATTAATAAAGAGATATGAAGAAAACAGAAAAAGAATTAGAGGTTATTAGGTTGTATACCGAAAAAAAAACACCGACCGAAATATCTAATGACTTAGGTATTGGAAGAAGAACGGTTTATAGAATAATAAATAGAAACGGAATTGAGTATAACAAAAAGGAAGAAACTTGTTGTAAACTTTGTGGAAAAACAATAACAAGTAAGAATTTTTGTCAAATGTGTTCTGTAAACATACGAAGGTATAGAGTTAAGGAATACGCGGTTAAATATTTGGGTGGTGAATGTGTTAAGTGTGGGTGGAAAGGTGATTTATCAGGATATGACCTTCATCATAGAGACCCAGAAGAAAAAGATTTTAACTCAAGTGCCCTCAACATGGCAAATATGAGTTGGGATAAAGTGAAAAATGAGTTAGATAAATGTGATTTGTTATGTGCGTTGTGTCACAGATTAGAACACTCAAACTACTCAAATGAAAAATTAAAAGAAGTTGCTAAAAATTATCAAGGTAAGTTGTTTAAATAATATATTTTTAGTAATTTTACATAAAATGGTGTGGTAGCTCAGTAGGTAGAGCAAAGGGACGGAAACCCCTTGTGCCGATGGTTCGATTCCATTCCCATACCACAAATAAGGCGGGATAGTAAGTAGTTGGTAGCTGGCGAGGCTCATAACCTCGTGTCTTTGACCCCGGTGGTTCGAGCCCACCTCCCGCAACTATAATGCTGATGTAGCTCAATGGTGAGAGCAGGACGCTTATATCGTCAAGGCTATGGGTTCAAGTCCCTTCATCAGCACGGGAGTGTCGACAGTAGAGTTCTACTTGAGAAAGAGGTAACACGCACTTAAAATGGGGGTTACAAAATAGTCAAGTCGTTTATAAAGTTTTGGTTGATAAAAACTTTCGTTTTGTGGAGATGGTTTAATGTGAAAAACCAACACCCGTGATGTTAGTGGGTTTGATCACCCCATTCACGTAAAAGTGATAACCGACCCCAAAGGTTGTCACACTTTGCGGAAGTAGCTCAATTGGTAGAGCTCCTGCCTTCCAAGCAGGTTGTTGAGAGTTCGAGTCTCTTCTTCCGCTCATCTTATCTTCCATTCGAAAGAAGTAAGTGGAGAAAAAGTTAAAAAGTCGTTACTTATAATAGCGACTTTGGTTATGGGGGTATAGCTCAGTTGGCTAGAGCATCTGCCTTGCACGCAGAGGGTCATGGGTTCGAATCCCTTTACCTCCACAACTTGGTCTGGTAGTTCAGTTGGTTAGAATACCTGCCTGTCACGCAGGGGGTCGCGGGTTCGAGTCCCGTCCAGACCGCAAAAAAAGTTAAAAAAAGATTTGTTAAATTGAAATATTCTACTTATCTTTGTTTTAACAATATGACTCCATAGTCGGTTATGGTTCGCTACCATGGCGATAAGTGGGTGAATGAGGGTAATTTGCGAGTAACTCTCCTTAATACTAGGATCGGAGTATCAAAGTTGAAGCTTATTACATGTAGTTCACAAGGTGGGTTCGATTCCCACTGGGGTTACTAAGAGAAAAGCGGAAAGTAAATATCTACGGCTTTTAGCTCGAGCGGTTAGAGCGTCGGCACACAAGCCGAAGGACACAGGTTCGAATCCTGTATGGTCGTAGTAAACACTGAAAGCAGTAAAAGGTTCTGTATGAGTAGTAACCTGACAATCTGATGAGTTGCAAATCAACAGATTGGTAAAGTTAAGTCTTATGGGGATCCGCGGTCTTAGGTAAGACGAATCTTTTACACTCTTAATTTGGCCCATTCGTCTAAAAGTAAGGACATTTGGTTTTCAACCAAAAAATCTCGGAGCGTTACCGGGATGGGCTACAATTATAATCCTTTTTGGTAAGACTTTACCCATTTACGAATTGCAGTATCTGAAACACCAAACATTTTTCCGGTTGACCTAAAACCGTTATCTTCAATCAATTTAAGTAAGTCTTCATGATTCGGCCTTTCAACCTTTCTCTGACTCTTCATTGATTGGATTTGTTTTTCTGTAAAACCAAATTCATTTCTGTCTTTTTTCTTGTGTTTTTTAGGGTGAACTACCATACCAATTCTTATATTATTTATTTTTGGTTTTTTATTCAGTATTGAAACAATTTCATCAAAAACATTATTAATATTAGTTTTAATTTCTTTTTCCGAAACTCTGATAACTAACCAACCTAATTCATTTAATAATTTATCTTTTTTATCGTCTCTTTCTTTTCTTTCGGGTAAAAGATGTTGAGATCCATCAATTTCAATAGCAACCATTTGATTTACAAACGCAAAATCAATAAAATAAGGAAAAACCGAATATTCTCTAACTATTGCATATTTTTTATCTAAACCATTTTTTTCAATATATTCAATACATAATTTTTCTGGGTAGGAAACATTGGATAATCTCCAAGCAGTTTTTTCAGGATTATTTTTCATAAACTCCAATCTTTTTTCTCGCATTATTTTTTTACTTTCTTCAGTATGTTTGAAGTTTTCTGGATATTTTTTATGGGCTAATTTATTGGCCACGGATGCCGATCTGACTTTATCTCCTAATATTATTTTTATGTCATCAGATTGTAATTTAAATTTTTTTCTTAAATCTTTAACACTATAAGATTCATCAATATATAATCTAATAAGTTCATCTTTTATTAGATGTAATTTTTCACATTTTTTAATGTGTTGGTTAAGATTACCAAGATTATCAATATAACGATTACAAATTTTACATTCAAACATAATAACTTCCTTTATATATAAATATCACGAACCCACAAAAAAGTCATACGAACTAACCCTAAATTATATTTTTTTTTTAAAAAAATTTGATTAGTCTAAATATATGTCTTACATTTGTAAAAAAAGGTTAGTCAGGAGTGTAAAGAGACCTGGTGTTGAATCCATTTTGTTAAAAATGGTTGCTCATTGTAGGTTCGAATCCTACCCTGACTTCAAAAGACCCCACGATTAACAGAAGTATCCGGCTGTTATGGGTGTGAACCTGACTTGAAGGCTTCAAGGCTATGGGGGAGGCTACACGAACAAACAAGGGTTCCCCATTATGGATGGAGGGGGTTAGGGGTCTTAAGTGATCGTAATACAATCCACAAGTTGTAAGAACACTGAACAATCTTACAATATACACTCGTCTTCCGAGTGAGACCCACCACGTAACTTTGGGGGTATGGTGAAGATGTTCTGAGGATAACACTGAACGCTGAGTTTGATTCCACCCGACACGATGGTGAGATAGAATAAGGACGGAGTGTGAAAGTATAAACCCACCGTGGATGGTTACTATGGACTAACGAATCTTAGTCATATCGGTGAGGGATATTATGTCGTCAAATATTAAAACTTGAAAGGTTCTCCCAAACTGGCGTGGGGATGATTCAGAACCTTTTTTAATGGTCCATTGGTGTAGTGGCTAACATTCATCCCTGTCACGGATGAGCCGCGAGTTCGATTCTCGCATGGACCGCTAAAATTATTAAAATTAAATCAGAATAATATGAAAGCAAAACTAACATTTAACCTACCCGAAGACGAACACGAATTTTACTGCGTAACAAGTAAAACAAAAAGAAAAGAGTATATGAAAAAACTAAATTACGGAATTGAACCGTACCCGAAAGGAGAAAATAAAAAATACGAATTAGGGACTTTTATTGAGCCGATTATAATTGACACCAATGTTGCTCAAAATAGCCACTAACGGTTGCAGATATACCCAGTTTGGGATTAAATAATAAAAACTTTAAATTATAAACAAAATGACAAAAAAAGCAGAAAATCCAAATGAAACACAGAACCCCAAATTGGGTATATCTGTTGTTAGCGGTTCGTTGCCTTCGGTTGATGAAGCAGGGGTAATGGCTGTAAAAATTTCAGAAATGGTAGAACCACCGTTGACAGCACAGGAACAATCGTTCTTTATTGCTGGATTTTGCGAATGCGTAAAGTGGCTTGGTAGCAATGACCGCTAACACAAAAGCAGGTGCAGTTTCAATTGCACTTGCTAACTGTTAACCGCCGTTTTAATGGCGTAAATTATTAAAATTAAATAAAAATAATATGAAAACAAAATCAGGTTACGAAACAAATGGAGATTACATTAAATTCAAAAGCGGGTTTACTGGAAATTATGCGGTTGAAACACAAAACGACATTAAACACTTTAAAAATGAATATGAAGCAGATATGCACATAATCACTAAAGTTATCGGTTGTGAAAAGGCATATCCAATCTGTAAGCACTTTGCTGAACAATCAGAAGGTTGTAATAATTGTGCTTTTGGATTTAATAGTAATTGTTCAAATCATAGAGCTGCTGCTATTTAAAATGGCACATAACGGTTGAGAATATGTGTTCGTTTTAATGACACATATTCTTTGTTATAAGTATGTAAAACAAAAATTATACAAATTAAAAAATAAAAAATCATGGAAAAATTAAACGGAGAACAAATAGAACCAATAAAAATCACGACTGCTGTTGAAGATATTATTAATGTAATCAAGATGAATGAAAAATCAGAAAAGAAAGCTGATTTATTATTAGTTGCAGAAGAAAAATTGAAAAAGGAAACAAACCAACGATTTATAGCACACCGTATAGGTAAAATTGATGTTATTAAAGATGTATTAATGAAACAATCTTTTTCAATTAAAGAAATGTTTGATGAATTGAAAACTCTTACTGAACCTTCTGAATATGACAAGATATTGAATGATTTTTTAAATAAAATAAATTCATAAATTTTGTTTTTATTACTTATAACGGTTCTCGGCTTGGCGAGGTTGGGGACTAAAAGCACAATCGCTAAAATTAATTACAAATTTTAATAAATAGAACAAATGAACAATTCAGAACAAAACCCCCAATCTTGCCAAACCGATGTTAGTGGCAGTGCTTGGTTTGAAACAGAACAAATCGAAACTTTTGTTGGTGAAATGGATAATGGTGGAGAACGTAAGAAATTAGTTGTTTTACATCAATGCGGTGAAGATAAAAAAGCATTGATAGAACAATTAAAAACGATGATAAGTGGTTTAGAAACTAATTTCGATTGGTTTGCTTCGTAGTATTGCCACTAACACAAAGCTAAATGACGTTTTAATGTCTTTTAGCAACTGTTATGCGGAATGTAAAACCTTAAACAACAAGAACAATGAAACAGACAGCAGTAGATTGGTTGGAAGATAACGTCTGATGATAAACAATCGTTTTAATGTTGTTTATCATTTGTTATACACAGTACATTTTAAATTAAAAATAAATATATGAAAGAAAAATTAGAAAATGAGAGACCAACACCTATAGAACAAAAAGATGTTGTTTGGGGTGAGCGTGAAAGAAAAGAGAAAGTAAGTGTTTTAATAGGACTTAGTCGCTCACCAAATTTCAAACCGATTTCTGATATGGAAACAGGTGAATATGAGTATTGGTTAAGGAGTAATGAAGATTTATTTGATGTTATACCAAAATTAGGTTTGGGACTATCAAACTTTTTCAACCAACATAAGTATGGTAACGAAGAAATAACATACTTAGACTTTCAACAAATGGGATTCACAGTTAAACATTATGACGAAGATTGGTGTACATTCAAAAAAAGGATGAATAATTGTGAAGTTAGTGGTAAGTTTTATTTTAAGACAAACCATCTAATGATTGCAAATTGGATTAATAATGAAGGAGAAAATTGTTTTAATGGGACTATCCATAACAAAAGATTTCTATTTGAGGTATTAACATCATTAAGTGCTGTTTCACGAGAAGAAATTTTAGGTATTGGTCGAAAATATATGGATTAGTATTGTGTATAACACAAAAGCAGGTGCAGTTTCAATTGCACTTGCTAACTGTTAACCGCCGTTTTAATGGCGTAAATTATTAAAATTAAAAACTATGAAAACTTTCCAAGATTTAGAATTCGAGCAAATCAATGATGCACCGTTTATGGTCGGTAAAAAAACCCGTATGCATTTTGATAATGGATATGGTGTATCTGTTGTATCACACTCTCATTCATATGGTGGTCGTGATGGTCTTTATGAGATTGCGGTATTGGATTCTGACGATAAACTTACTTATGATACTCCTGTGACAAATGACGTAATTGGTTACTTGAGTGAAGAAGATGTAACCGATGTTATGAAACAAGTTCAAGAATTAAAGTAATGAAAAAGAAACAACAAAAAGCAATTGACAAGATTATGGATTGGTTTGACTTTTCTAAAGTTCATCGAACTATGGTTGCGTTAGACTGGAAATGGGCGTCTGCTGAAGATGGAATCCCAACTGAACCTGAAATAAGGGAAACTGCAAGAAGATTAATGGAAGATGCTATTAATCAAAAAATTAGTATTGGAACCGGAGGATTTAGAGTTCATTATGATAAAAAAGATGATTTTATTTCATTATCGTTTGTTATTTCAGAATGGGATGAAACTTTTTAATAAAAAATTTGGTTATTTAAAATAAAATCACTATATTTATATTATTGTTTAACTTAAAAATCTAAAAAAAACTATGGCAACAAAATCAGGAAACAAAGGACGTTACGTCTGTAAAGTGGGGTATTTCGACATTTATGCAAAAGACACTTTAAAGCCCGCTAAAACTTCAAAATACAAATGGACTAAAGGTGAAGTAAAATCAACCGAATATGTTTTGTATCACTCTAAAAAAGTTGTGGATAAAGGATTCCAAACAAAAGATTTGGCCGTAGCCAAAGCTTCTGAGTTAATGTCAAAACATAAAGTTTCCGCCTAATTAAAAAAATATGAGTATTATAATTAATTTTTTAAAAGGTGTTGTGTCCACCATTTTTGTTATGATTGGTTGTTTTTTGGTAACTTTTTATATGAAAGAACCATTTAGCATCGTTAGTCTCTTTTGTGGTCTTTTAGGGTTTTTTATTCTGTATCCCGCAGTTGATAAATGGAAAGAAACCTTAAAGTTTCGAAAAAATAGATCAAAGTAGGTAAATGCTAATTTAGCATTACTTTTAGTAAAAAAAAACGTTTTAAAATAAAAAAAATGAACCCATCAATTTTAGTTGCAATTTCGGTTCCAGTTACTCTGGTGTTGATTTTGGTAATCATGTCACTTAAAGGACAAAAAGAATAAGGAACTAATCTTTACTTTTTTTGTTTGTTTTGTAAACGGACAAGTATTTATAGAATAAATAATTCTATTTAAAACTCGAACAAAAATGAAATTAACAAAAGAACAAATTTTAGGAATTACAAGACACGGGCTTACGTTTATTGGTGGTATTTTGGTAATGAAAGGTCTCGTTGACGAAACAACTGTTACTGAAATCGTTGGTGGTGTAATCACTTTAACAGGAACAATTTGGTCCATCATTGTTAAAAAACAAGCTTAATCTTAACAAAAATATATCCCCCTTCTTTATGTTGGGGGATATTTATTATATATAAAAAAATTCATATATGTCTGAAATTGTAATCGCATTCATCACAGGGGTTTTAGGACCAATTTTACTAATTTACATCAAACATCTTTTGGATAAAAAGAAGAAAAAACCTGATATGGTAATGGATACATTAAGGGTTAGTGAGTTGATAAATTCCAAAATTGAGCACATCAAAGAAGAATTTGATGCTGATAGAGTTTGGGTTTCACAATTTCACAATGGAGGTAATTTTTATCCAACTGGAAAATCTATGGCGAAGTTTTCGATTATGTATGAAACAGTTGGACAATATGGTCAATCAGTTCAGACTAATTTTAAAAACATTCCTGTTAATTTATTTTCTAAATCAATAAATGAATTATTAAATAATGATTCAATTGAAATACCCGACTATACGGACGAAAAGATTCCAACTTTTGGATTGAAGTATGTTGCCGAAGAAACAGGATGTAAGTCTTCTTATTTATTTGCAATTAAAACAATTGAGGATAGATTCATTGGGATTTTATCGGTTGATTACACAAGAGATAAAAAAAGTCTAACTTCTGAAGAAATTATCCATCTTCAAGTTCATGCATCATCAATCGGTGGTGTTTTAATGAGTTATTTGAATCAGTAAAGATTTTTTCATATCTTTGTGATATGAATATTTTCTTTTTAGATTTTGACACCAACAAATGTGCGAAATATCATTGTGATAAACACGTAGTTAAAATGATATTGGAAACCGCGCAACTTTTATGTGGCGTTCACCACACTACCCCCCAAGTCACCCCCCAAGTTCCCTACAAGTTATCACACAAAAATCATCCTTGTGCTATTTGGGCTCGTGAGAGTTTGTCTAATTACTTATATCTATGTGATCTTGGTTTAGAGTTATGTAAAGAATATACTTATCGTTATGGTAAGAGACACAAATCTCAAGATGTTATTGAGTGGTGTTTAATTAATAAGCCAAACATCGTTGATAAAAACTTCACCACACCACCAAAGGCAATGCCTGACGAATATAAAACAGGTGATGTTATTGAGTCCTACCGAAATTACTATCGTGGTGCCAAACGTGATTTTTGTAAATGGAAAAATAGAGAGGTTCCTGAATGGTTTTTAAATACTGAAGTATTTATATAGAAATATATTTTCTATAATGGTTTCAAGATCAGAATGCAGTAGTTCAAACCCATGTTCAAAATTTGGATCCACCGATAATGGGTGTCTTCAAAATTTAAAAAAAGGTGAGGTTGGTTCAAGCAAATATGAATTGGCTTCTGAGGCTGCAGACGCACTCGAGATAATGTATGAAGACATGCCCGAAGACGTTCAAAAAGATTTAAAAATCTCAGATTCTTATCGTCCATTAAAAATCCAATGTAATATTTTCAATTTTGACACTTATGAAGAAACAGGAAAGAGAATTAAAATTGGGACTTCTAATGTTGCTGTGGCGGCTCCTGGAACGTCAAATCATGGTTGGGGTAGAGCATTAGACTTGTCGTCAAGAAAGGCTCAACAGTGGATCAAAGACAATGGATATAAGTATGGTTGGTGTTGGGGTGAGGTTACATCGGAACCATGGCATTTTACTTACTGCGGACCAGGACCAAATAGATCATCAAGATGTGATAGTTTTTGTAAGGGTAAAATGGAAATATCATCAACCGATACTTCCATTGATGACGAAGAAGAAGAAGGATCAATTGAAAAGGAAACCACAACTGACAAAAAAACCAAATCTAACCAATCTTCATCAGCTTTGGGACCTATTGGTGATTTTTTAAATTTTCTTGGTATTGTAGGTGAGATGAAAGAGTCGATTGAAGAAAATGAAAATTTGAATGAAGAATTAAATAGAATTCACGATATTTTTAAAAAAATTCTTTAACTTTGTTGACACAACGAAATATTTATATTATCATTTCACTATAAATAAAAAAGATTATGAGTGAAGAACCAAAATTAGTTGAAATTTATTACTACTATAACAACGGAGTTCAAGTATGGACATCAAATGAGACTTTCGCTAAAATAAGAGCGGTCCAATGTGGTAGTAAATTATATTTTGAAACCGTAGAAATTGCGGAATAAAAAAAATAAAAAAAAAATCACAAAGTGCTTGACAGATTAAAATAAATGTCTTAACTTTGTAAAACAAATCGGAAAAGTCCGATACGTTCTTTGAAAAAATAGATTATCCATTCAGGTAAAAGTTTTGTCAGATTATTTGACAAGTAATTGGAATGAAATTTTCATCTTTTAACTGATAAAGATATTGGGCCGTGTATAGTCCATAAATAATCTACGAAAGTAGGATAAAGTGAGTCATTTGTGTTAGATGATTTGCGGCTTCTTCGGGAGCTCGAGTACACAAGCGGGATACCGTTTAACCTTTAGTACCGAGGGCAACGCTGTAGGGAAAGTGGTTAGGTGATTTGGCGATGTGGGTCGTCAAATTGAGGTGGGAACACCAATAGGAATAACTCGTAGGAATATTTGCAAAACATGATATTATCCAATTTCATTATTGCGTGTTCCAATATAAAAGGATACTTAAAGCCGAAAGGTATGTTAGTGTACGAGTGGTGTCGTTACTAACCTTAATTTACTTCTACCAAGGAGTTAGTTTCGAAGTAGTCTTGAAATATGGAGATGGGGACATTTCACGGAGTAGTTGAGTATCGACTCGTTCAAAAGATGGGTTGGCTCGGTTGGCGGACCACTACTTCGATAATCCACGACACAAAACTTATTATTATTAATAACCATTAAGAATAAATTAAGGAAAAGTGTCCGTCAGGTTTGGATGAAAGGTGACTACATAGTAATGAGCCGTTCATTGCACACAGAGATCCCAAGTCGATGTGTAATTATCCGAAAAACCTTTAGTCCCGCAAGGACGAGTTGGGGAGGCATCCTCGAGAAGAGTAGATTAGGATGAGAGTAATTCAAACCTCAAGGAATGGTATACCTAAAAGACCGTCACTGAGAAATACTTCTCAAAAGGAAGTGGATAAGAGTAGAAACAATAATGACTCTAAAGGTTCTCACACAAACGTGTAATCTCAGCGTTTCTTTTTTTTAAAATGGAGCCACCGGTAAAAAACATTAGGGACGAATCGTCCCTTTTTTTATGCCCAAAAATTTAAGTATAAAAAAACCCCATCCGAAGATGAGGTTTCAATTGGTGGACCTAGAGGGCTCCGACTCCCTCGTCCGGCTCGTTTTGTCAAAA